GTTGCAATTTCCGTATAGAAAATATTTCAGATAACATTCATAACGAAGAACATATACCGGTAGAAAATATACAACTTATTGTTAAACGAGAATCTAAACATGAAGACGACAATGAAATAGTATACGATAATGTTGCGGGTCATTTAATGGATACTTTAATTATGAATGACGGTCCATTTATAGATATATTAAGTAAAGATGAAGTACAAAAATACGAAAATATATCTCATGTGTCATTGCTGTTTTTAAATTATTACTATGATGCGTTTATTCAACCGGTGGATAATGAATGGGACCACAGACTTGCACATTGTGCAATGTTAGATACTTGTATCATGGAACATAAAATGAAACTATTTGGTTATACTACTGATAATAAAAGTATGGCAGGTGGATTAAGAAAACCAAATCTTGATATGATGCGCCAATTTGAAAAAAGTGAAGTAGAATATACCAAAGATTCATTACTTGAGTCTAAAAATGTGCCTATAACGATTAATACTATTCAAGAAGAAGATGAAGATAGTACACCTTCTTATGAAATACACCATGAAAATATTTGTTATGCTTTTCATGCGTGTATACAAACAAATAAGAACGAGACGGTTGCTAAGTTGTATGATCTATATAGTAAATTATATTTCATTTACTATGATTTGATGAAAGATAGAATGCATCCTATGGATATAATAAATTCGAAACAAATCGAATTCTTATTAAAGTTGGGATTTATTAATGAATTTAAACAGAATGATTATATTCTCTCTACTATGGAATGTGTACCTCTATATTCGAATATCCCTTTTACCACAACAAAGAACAAAATGACTGGAGGTTTGAGACGAATATTAACCCGCAATCGAAATATATCATTACGTGAACTGAGGATTATTAGTAGAAGCGACAAAACAGAATTGGTTGAAATGACCAAGATTATTGAAGAAAAAAAGCGGTTGCGTAAAGAATTAAGAAAACGCATAGAACCGAAGGCCATAGAAGAATCGGCAACAGTCGAATCAGTAGTTGAATCAGTAGAAATAGGTATAGATGAAATGAAAGCAGGTCTGAGTGAACAATTTGACGTCCAATTCGAAGAAAAAGACGATGAAGTATTTAAATTAATGTTCGATAGTAATGAATATACACGTATTTTAAACAAAAGTAAAGAATTAACTGGATTGGTATCAGAGACAAAGAATATGCCTGAATATCTGGTTACCGATTTATTCTTGAGAAACTCAGTTGGAGAGAAATATCTTCAGCTCAAACATGTTTTCTATTCATGTGAAGAAAAATACACCACTATGAAAACGATCACATCATTGTCCGAGATTGTAGATGAATTATTGAGTGTGGACGAATATATTAATTTTATCAAGACAGAAGTGTCCATTCCCTATTTGAGACCCCTCTCTACATACATAGAGAAGGTTATATTACCAGATGGGAATGTTGCTACGAATGAGGAATCTATTGTCAATGTTAAGATGACGATGATGCATAATATGTCAGATGTGTTTGTGTATGTGGGTAATATATTATCGCGTATAGACATGTTAGGCGATGTATATAAAACTAAAATTCATGATATGGAACATGAATTAGAAACATTTGGAAAACATATTATTTTCGATTCCATGTTCGAGCTTTTTAATTCGGTTACAAAATCGAAGGGTCGTGTATTAGATTTGGAAGACAGAAAAACTATCAATCATGTAGCTCAAATGATTTCCAGAATAGCTATGAAATATGCAATTGGTAGAGATGGGCATAAATCTATGAAAATGACAAAAGATGAATTAATTTCATATATTTCGAGCGAGAAGAGTGATAGCCCATTGAACAGATTTAATAATGACTTTTTGAAGCTTCAATTAAATATTCTTTCGGTATGGGGACTATATTCAGAAGTTAAATTACTAAGTGAGTTTGATGATAAATCTACAGTACTTTTTCCGGAATTCACATTAGAAAAAGTTCCACACTATAATAATGAGAACTATGATACAAACATTTTGAATGGTTTTTTGAGTATTGTTAGTTCGAATGAAGAGTATAATAATAAACGAATTTATAATGATATGCTACATAAAATAGTATTACATCCGAAATTGATGGACTCAAAATATGTGATTAATAATTCAGCGGATTTGATAAATTCAAAACTATTACAATCAGCAGATAGCGACGAGGACGCAATAAATATCAATTATTTAAAAAGTAAATACTTTTGTCCATTAAGTTCTGTGATTGATGCGCAATCGACATGTAATTTAAACATGGCAATAAATCGTGATGGCGCGGAATTTGGTTCATTTCATGTGAAACTATTAAATAGCAACAAAACTCGTAAATATGAAGTAAAATCAACATATAATGATGAATTGTATAAAACAAAGAGCGATGCTCATTATTTATACTCTGAGAATGAAATAACCTTACAAAAAGAAGATATTTATTTGCATTCCACATTTAATACCTACTTATATAATTTTAAGCATACGGAAGATGATGATGATACACATGAGAAAATGTTAAATAGCATGAAAGGTGCCGAATTATCAGCACGAAATGTATATAAATTACTGATTAGCAAAATAACGAATTTGGTCTGTTATCATTATGATGAGAAAAAATTCATATTGAATGATGTATGGAATACTCTTGAAGTGACTTATTATCAAGATATTCTTCAATTGAGTATGATTAAAAGTGTAGGAGACATATTCCAGGAATTAAACACAGTCACCAAATCTGGAGGATATACCGATGTTAAGAAGGCAGGTAGCACAAATATATACAACGCAAAGTCTTTACATGATTCAAAGTATGACGAATTAGATGGTTCAAAAAAGGTATTGAAATACAGTGCTTCGGGCGATGCCTTGCGAATTGGAGTAATGGGCGATAGACCTTCAGGTACAAGGTTGGCTTTTATTCTTTTGAACGCAACCGGTGAAAGTGAGGTGAATGAATTGTCTTTAGGCGGTTTTGTTTCACCTATGGTTGGATTACCTGTAGAAGAGTTAAAAGACGGTAAGGTAGTAACAAAAACCATACGTCATGTAGAACCTCGAAATACATTATTGATTGGTAGAAATATGGACGAATTGTCTGGTTTAGCATCCGGTGCAAGTGGAGGAAACAGGAAGGATACATCAAATATAATTCAACAAAATCGTAAAACACGTAAGAAGCGCAATTTATGATTCAGTTTTTATTAGAACTAATTGTTTTGTAAAGGTGAAGTGTTCTTTATTGATTCTTCTACGCTGTAAATTACATTTTAAGCAACTTATTACCACATTATCTATGTCATGTCCGATAAAATTATTAATACGATCTAATGTCCATTGATTCATTTGACGCGTTTCATGGTAATCGATTACAACATTGTCTTTACAATAGCAACATTGTAGTTTACTTTCTACGAGTTTTTCTATTACATAGTCTATTGTTACCACAGCGGTTATATTTAATCGTTCTTTCTTAATATCCTGCTGAATATAGCTTTGTATTTTACGATTAATTATTTTGTAGATGTGTTTATATGGGTCAGTATTTTTTATATTGGTATCGTTATCTAAATACATGATGTTTATAATATTCTTTTCCTTAGCATGCTGTATATGTGCTATTTTTATCTCCTCAACCGTTTGTATATCATTTCTTCTGACACTGCTCTTTTTAAATACATTCGTTAAAACTTTGTTTTCTTCCATTGTTATTATATGTTAATAAAAAATGGATTAGAATTATAATATCATAATAATATATAATGGATAAGGAAGAATGCACTGAACTCAAAAATATACAATATCAAACAATGCTTTTAAGTGGTAATAAAATGAAAGAATCCGTTTATGAAAATATGACCAATGATAGAATTGATTCGTTTCTTCAAAAAGAGAAAGAAATGAACCTACATGAATCATGGAACAAATTGGATAGAACTCTTAAAAATAAGAAGCTACTTCAATACAGTGAAAAATATATAGAGACGGAAGAGACTGATGAAATGACAGTGGAACAGCTGTATTCTTTTTTGAAAGGATGTTTGGATAAAAAGCGTTTATTGAATAATAAAGAAGTTGAATACTGTAAAACAGAACAAGACATTTTGAATATTCCAGCATTGCGATATAAAAACAATCGATTTGGACTGGAAAGATGCGATAAGCGAGTATCGACACTTAAATCATTGACGCCTATTAAATCAGGTTCTATTAAGAAATGATAAGTGTAAAAAATTGAATTAAATAAAATATTACATATTCTATTTAAAAAATGACAAACAACGTGATTACGTTAAATAATATTGCTGGATTTATTGTGTCTACCAAAGATTCTGTGGTTCTTGGAAAGAATGATATATTTGATATGATAGAATCCTGTGGAAATCTTATTAGTGATTATATTCACAATGAACCATTATCATTTAGTCGTCCAGATTTTCATGATACCTTAAAAGGCGCGTGTTTTGAATTACTGTCATTCCAATTGAACAATGTAAATATTGTAAATATGACAGACCAATTGGACCGAATCATTGAGCGTGCGCATCAGATTCATTTCACAAAGATTCATCCATTGCGCTCTTATGCATATACTTTTATCCGAAAGGTACCGGATATTTCTAAGATGCATGCTAAAATCGAATACTTACGCAATACTCCTCAGCCGGAACAACGAACGACCGCATGGTACGAATACCGTTATGATTTAATTACCGCAAGTAATGCATGGAAGGCTCTCGATTCTCCAAGTAGTGTCAATAGTCTTATCTATGAAAAGTGTAAACCACTTGATTTACGGAAGCATGATGGTTTAAATACGGAAACTCCTTTTCATTGGGGTCAAAAATATGAGCCTCTTTCGGTCATGATATACGAGGATAAATATAAGACTACAGTGGAAGATTTTGGATGTATTCAGTGTCAAGATAATAAGTTCTTAGGTGCGTCACCAGATGGTATTAATGTAGATAATACTTCAGCAGTCTATGGAAGAATGTTGGAAGTGAAGAATATATTTAATAGGGAAATCAACGGAATTCCTAAGCGCGATTATTGGTGTCAAATGCAAATTCAAATGGGTGTATGTAAATTAAACGAGTGTGATTTCTTAGAGACACGATTTCTCGAATACGAAGACGAAGAAGCATTTGATAATGATGGCACATTTCAACTCACAGACAATGGCGAAATGAAAGGAATTATTTTATACTTTGTAAAAGATGCAAAAGCTATATACGAATATGCCCCAATTCATCTAAGTAAAGATGAATTTAATGATTGGGAAGAAAAAATGATGGATAATCACAGCGATAAAATGTGGGTGAAAAATCTGTATTGGCGTCTTGATCAACTAAGTTGTGTATTGGTATTGCATAATAAAGTATGGTTCAACGCAGCAGTAAAAATTTTCGGAGAGACTTGGAAAATTATCGAGTATGAGCGGATTCATGGATATGAACATAGAGCACCAAACAAGCGTGATAAAAAGGACAAGCCTGGTGAATTATCGAATACTGATAGTGTATCAAAATGTTTAATAAATACGACAAAGGTTCTCCACTTACAAGATGTAATAGATACCAATGATAATAAAAATTTTGCCAATGAGGAATTGAATCCATTGGAAATGAAACCAGTGGAAATGAAACCAGTGGAAATGAAACCAGTGGAAATGAAAGTTGTAAAGATTCGTAGCTTATCTTTAGATGAAACAAAATTAAATATTTAAATTATGTGTTGAATTATATTATATTTTTTATAAACATAATATAATTATGAATCTATCTATAGAAATTCCTGAGGATAAAGAACCAGTAAATATATCGTTAGATGATGCGTTATGTCAGGTAGCGGAAAAGCGAGGAATAACCTCTGATAACTTATATAAAATATATTATGCATCTGAACAGAAAAATATATTTTTTGATGAAAATGATATTGTTAATAAAAGCAAAAGGCGCGAATTTGCAACTTATTATGATAATAAAAACTTAACTACTGCTTCATGTCGTTTTTTATATCATAGCACGGATAATGAATTTACCAAAATATATGTTTTTAGCAATGATTATAAGAAAAACATAGTCATTGCCAAAATTATAGCCGAGATTTATTTTCAACATTATGCCAATGAATTTAGTTCATATGATAAATGTGGGTTTTTTGTACCAAAAATTTATAATTATGGCTTTGTAGAAAATCATGGGTATGAAGAATATCAGGTGTTTTATTTCACAATGGAAAACATAAATGGTATTACTATTAATAATATTCATTCCATAGATAATACACATAATCGCGATCATTTGAAATATATTGATTTAAAATATAAAGCAATTAATATCAATAAATGTTTAAAATGTTCCGGGTTTTTTCATAATGATCTTCATAGTAATAATATTATGATAAGTAAAAAAAGCGATGAACTATTTATAATTGATTATGGCGAATCGTCAAAAAAAGAAAACAATACTAATGGATTTGTGGACTTTCAATATTGTATTGATTATAAAAATGAAAATGTGAATTATTGTTTATAGTATTAATACACTATTTGTTGGCCAACTTTCAACAAATTGTTTTTATGTCTAATTGATTGTACTGAATTGGTCGCAATGAATGAATTAATTTCAGTTAGCCACTGAGATAATATTTCTGGGGATTCGTCACAATCCACATTGCCATCAAGAGTTAACATAGATATGTCTGTATTATTCAGCCATTTTTCGTGATACAGGTGACAAGATTCGAGATATGAGATTGGAATGGTTTCGCCCTGTCGGTTACGCTTAATAACGCGTTCGAACGCAGTCATGGGATCAGTCTTGACATAGATAATATTACTAATGGGCATATCGTCAACAAATTCATCAAACCACTTTTGATAAATTTTATATTCAATTGTGCCAATTCTTTTATCATCAAAAAGCATTTTGGCAAATACATTTGCGTCGGTGTATACACATCGCTCTGTAATAATAACTTTCGCCCCACTTTCGCTGATTGCTTTCTTTAGGATGGAAATGCGAGAAATATATGCCATCATCTGAAAAGAGAATGCGTATTTGTCCTGGTCTTCATAATATTTTTCAAGAATCGTGCAACCATCATCATCTGTAATGGTATTCCACAAATCAACTGGTTCCTGTAGGAAATGAATATCTCCCTTATTCTGATAAATATCCTTCAATCGATCTACTAAGGTAGATTTACCTGACCCGATGTTTCCTTCGACTGAAATAATGATTGGTTGTTCCGTTGTCATATTGTATTAATACATACTTTATTGTTTAAATATTTACTTCAATTTATTTAATAAGTTCGTTAATAAATAAATTCATAGCTATGCGTCTAATTCAGAATTAAAAAAATTTACGCGCCTGCCTGAACCAAACGGAAGTGGTTTGGGACCAGATATTTTTGGTATTTCTTTCTTTTCATATACGTTGCCGCATAGTCCAGGAGGTGAACATCTACCGTTATCAGGCTGTTCCCAATGACGTTTGTTATTAGATTCATTCGACTTCGCAGGAAATACAGGATACTTTTCATATTGTTCGTCCATTGATAAATCAGAAAAGCCTGGATTTTCTTTTGTTTTGTACCATCCTTCTAATGGTAGTGTCGCTTGTGTACAAGGATACCCACCAGGTGATAAGTTTGAAAATGGTTCACTTGTATTGGTGGTCATTAAATAGGACACTAATATAGATGCTCCTATAATAGTTCCTAAAATCAATAATACATTTATAATCATTTGTGTTGTTTTTCCTGACATATATAATTTACTATTATTTAATTATATCGATATTTCTATAATATATCAAAACGCAACCTAAATAATTACAATTAAAATTGATTTTTAATTTTTAATTATTATCTACTTAAAAAAAAGAATGAGTATATCACAATTGAATAAAATTGCTTATCATGCATTTGTAGATGAATATGGGTTATATTTTGATAATGTTAAAAAGGGAAATAAATACTGTTTTATGGAAACCGATGGAACATTGACAGATTTAGGTGCGTGCTTGGTTAAAGAATGTGATTCTAAAATATGTTGGCATGATGGACCTTCTTGGTGGGAAGAATTACAATTTGAAAATACAAGTGAACTACAATATAGATTTCTCAGAGGTGGCAGTGGAACGAGTAATAGTAATCGTCTGCCTATTATAGAAAAAAATGAATAAATTATAAAATTGATACTATTTATTTTTTGTTTTAATAGACAACAACAATAAATAATAATATGGCATTAAAACGAAATCAATTTCCTCACGATCAAGACAATCGCATTCAAAAATTGTATTATGATATAAAAATTCATACCATTTTCAATAGAACAAAATTGCAAAATATTAAAAACAAGTTTTGGAAATATATGAAGTATGTGAACAATAAATATTACACTGATATACAACCAAAATTATTAGAATTAGAAAAAATACGAGATGAAGCATATATGCAATGGCAACGAGCAAAAAGAATATCACTAATACATAATCCTACTCCTGAAAATGTAGACAAACGTCAAGCATTAGTTCCAATATTTCGTAAAGCAGATGAAAACTATAGAGATATGAAATGTAAAGAATGCTTTTATGATGAAGTTAATTGTGATATTAGGGATAAAATATATGAAATAAAAAAACAAGTAAAGAATATTTACAAACATTATAGAAAATGTGCTCATTGCGAAAAAATGGCTATGGTCGCCATATCTGGTTGTAAATCAAAACATAAATTATGTTCTGATTGTAGTGACGATATAACAGAATGTCCTGTATGTGAAGAAGATTTGGGTTTACAACATTGTGATATTTGTTATGAATATAAAAAGGAGTTGGTTGATACTGGTTGTGAAAATAAACATCAAACATGTAAACAATGCTTGGATAAAATAATAAGAAAGAACAATGCTTTCGATCGAGTCGTGTGTCCGTTTTGTCGCGGTTATTGTAGTTATGGTAGTAAAGAACCAGTAGATCCACATCCAGCTTCATATTATCTGATGGATAATGGAGAAGATATAAGAGACTTGTGGCAAGATAGGGCAGACGATATGAGGGAGGGTAGGGATTGGTAGGGATTTAAAATCACTATTCTTCTCCATAGATAATAAATAATTTAAGATGAACTAAAATTATTTATTATCTATGGATTATTTTTTTCGCAATTATTTACATCAACAACGGCCATTTCTACTGATTCGTAAGTATTGTCTCTATTATTTTCAGCTACTACTACTAATTTAGGTGACCAACAACATACTGTAAAGAAGCAACAACAAAAATACGACAGCACAAAATCCATTTTACTTTCACATCCTTGATGACCAATTATAGCACAGATAGGACAGCATAATTTATAACAACAATTAGGGGGGTCATCGTTGGTATTATCTCGACGTTTTCGTCTCCAAGCCCATATGGAAGGAATTGCAAGAAATAAAAAAATACCCACCACAGTAATACTAATCACTGTGGGGTTAGGTTCACAACAATCCGAAAAATCAGATTCGTCCGAACAACACACCAACACACCGTCAAACTCGCACCATTTATCCGTTGTCTGTGAAAAAATCCCACACCTACCATCCCCTATCTTATCCAATCTACACTCGTTTGCGTTATCACAATTTTCATTACAATCACCATTATCATAATTGCATTCAGGACCACTGCACCAATAATTACATGTTCCATCACCTAACTGGGAAGAAGAACAAAACCAATTACTACAAGTTGTACTATCATCATCGCAATCACCACCATCCCAATTACACGCAGCATTATTACACGCAGCATCACATACGGTATCTCCCGGCCAATTATCATAACATCCTGTTGCGCAATCAGCATTAACTATTACCATATTTTGAAACAACAAAACAAGCATATATATAAACAGCATCCTATATACAATTATATATATATTATGGATTAGTCTTTATATACATTTCATTTCCATCTCTTCCGCACGAAATCTATCAGTTCCCGGATTTATAAAGTATGAAATGAAAGTATGTTCAGTATGCGAAGAAGATTTGGGTTTACAATATTGTGCCATTTGTATAGAAAAAACATAAATAATAGAAATGTTTTATAAAATATGATTATTATAGATATTTTTTTATTTGTTTGTTGAAATGGATATTTTTCACACACAAATCGTCATTGTATATGAGTTTATAAAAGCATCGCATACATACCAATATATCAACGAATGCGTTATGTAGACTATTGGGTTCGCTGTTAAACAGGGTTTTGTGTAGTTCTATGAGTTTGGGATATTTGAAATAGATTTCTCCGTAACTATTGACCTGCTCAATCTTACATATTTTTTTCCCATTCTTCATGGTACAATAACTTTGTGGTGTATCGAAACCGAGTTTAATATTGTGTCGAACTCCTTCTACCATTAGCATATTCTTGTCGAATTGTAGATTGTGTGCTACAATAAAATCACATTCATCGAGACATACTTGGAATATTTGTAGGATTTGCTCCATTTTATATCCATGATTATCCACTTTTCTACGAGTGATACCATGAACGTCGATACTTTCCTGTGAAATTTCGACATCTTTAGGTATCTTGATCAAATAATCATCGCTCGCTATAATCTTATTTTTATCAGTATCGTATAGCATATAGCTTAGCTGAACTACATGAGGCCATAGATGTGTTTGGTAAATGGATGGATTATTCTGAGGCAATCCTGTAGTTTCGGTATCAAATACGAGTACTTTCATTGTTATTAGTATTGTAATAATATAATACTAATATTACATCAATTTTATTTTAAATAAATTTGTTCAAATAAACCTTTAAATAAATAGTTGTATATATAAATATATATATATGGTTAAGAGGGTTAAGAGGGTTAAGAAGGTTAAGGTTAAGAAGGATAATGATAAGGATAATGATAATAAGGTTAATAATAATGATAATGATAAGAATTTTGATGGTCATAAAAACATCAGAGAATATAAACAAAAAAGCATTGAATATTGGAAAAATGCTCATGAAGACAAACGCTTTGAAGCCACAGATATAAACTTTGTTGCCGGGGCTGATTCTATTCATGATTTCAATGGTAGTCGTATCAGAGGCACAGACTATCAAAATGCTACATCGTATTATTTAGCTGCGAATTTATATGAATTTTCTAATAAATTAAACGATAAGTATAAGTATAAGCATTATACTCATATAAATGATACCGCAACAAAAGAAACTGATTCCAGATTAAGTGAATGGGTAAAAAACTCGTTTGGTAAAAAAAGAGCTATTAATCCTACAGGAGGTTCAGTTGAGCCGGATACAGAGGATTATTTTCAACAAAAATATTCTTCTCAGTTGTATACCGACAAAAAAATAAAAATTACTTATCGTGAAATAATTGAAGGATTTAAAAAATACAGCGAAAATGGTAAATTAAGTAATCCAGATGCATTAAAAAAACTAATTATTAATGAGTATATGAATAAAGCAAAAAAAAGTGATTATTATTGTATGGACATAGTGTCGAATTATACTGGACAAGACCAGAGTGTTTTTTGGAATTCATTTACACCACAAGATAGAATACATATTGGAATATTCATATTGAATTTTTTTATGATGAATTCAACAAGCGAACCTGGTTTGAATTTTACAACTAATTCCTATATTTCTTTTGACGCGAATTCTCCAGTATTGTCAAAAAGAATATTTACAGATATGGGGAAAACTGTAAATAATTTAGTGACACCCTCCAATTTAGCGGATTCTGCAGGATCAGAGAAACATTTATTAAACGAGAAAGAACAAGGGGAACTAAAAAATCCGAAAGGACCCTCCAGATATACCTATTATTTTCCCGAGCATGTTGATGGAGAAGGAAAATATTATTATACCAGTAATTTATTCACATATAACGACATGGTGATTTACATACAGCGCGATAATCCTAAAACAGAATATAATCATACGAATCGCTATGAGTTTTCTATTAATTTTAAATATGAAAATAAGGAGACAGAAGAGTATACGTTGGATTTTGGTAACGAAAAGTATCATACTGGCCCAAGTGTCTCCTATCTGGGTTCATTGATAAGTAATGATATTGAAAACCAATGGATAGAGAGTCATTGTGTAAATATAGATAAGATAAAGGGCAAACTTACTCTTGCAAATAAAACAAACAATTTTAAATTACTATTTGATATAAAACGTAGTGGTGATTGGGAACAATGTAATGCGTGTTATCATGCAAACACTACTAAATATAAATCGCGGTGCATATTATCAACGGGAGATAGATTATGTTCATTATATTCACGCATAATTAAACAAAATGTGATTTTTAGCAATAATGATACGTTGAGAATGTATAGATTTCCACAATCATTAACAGCCGCAGAGGCTCGTTCCATGTTAGATGAAAAAAATATTGACAAAATTAAATCCACTATTACACATATTACAGCTATAAACGAGCCACTGAAAAAGTATTATGAAAACATACAAAACATGCGTATACCTTTAAATGAAAAGATAGAAGAGATAAGTGATACATCTCCTACAAAATCTACTATGAATAATTCAATCGAGACCTTTTTAACGAAAATAGCCTATATATTATTTGAAATAAATATTAACAAATTGAGCACGTTTGTAGATGACTACGGTAAATATTTGACTGACATTACGTTAATTGAAAAAGCGATTGATACGCCATATACAACCTCCATTACCAAGTTAGGCATGGGTTCATATTTTGCTAATACACCAATACCATTAAAAAGATGGCTAACGACTCACAGAGGCGCGCTAAATTGGTATTATCATACAGAATCATCAGATGCCGACAAAACTGAATTCATTACAAAATTCATAACCAGATATTTACAAAAAGACGAAGGAACATTTTTATCAAAAATTGAACATTTTACCAATACATTTACCAATATGTTTTTAATCACAAATATTTCGACACTTAATCTGAAAAAAAAATTTAAAATTGATAAGGACTCCATCGTTCCTACTCTTGTATTCGGCAGTTATTCGATAGATAATTTATACGCATTAAAAAATAAACTAACAAATATAATCTCGTTTAGAAATAGTGCACGCGGCAAGGTTGTAAATTTGTTAGATGTGATAGGCAATGATTTTTTTGATATTCTTCGTGAGATAAATAGTGAAATAGACAATAATGAAATTATTTTCACTGATAAAGGAGATATCAAAAAAGATATACACCAAAAAATTACAAACGTATTAAATTATATTGATAATAAAGAGGAAGATAAAACAAATAATGATATAATAAAGTGTAAAATATTAGGTGATTTGGACATGTCTAAACTGTCTAAAGCGACATGTGGTCAAGGAGGAGGAGGACCTTACGATAAAACTGGTTTTGTTTCTATCCAAGAATTAAATATAAGCGACTCAGTCGGAATGTTAGATTACAATATTTTTTTGTCATTTTTCACAGATGGGGCAAAAATAATTGAAGATGGTATAAAACCCCAAGAAAGTCCTAATATTGATTTATTTGCGGATTTTATTCCACAAATAGACGAACTTATAAATTATACTACTGATGCTAAGGATGTTGCTGCTAAGGATGTTGTTGCTGCTACGGATGTTGATACGGATGTTGATGCAGCTATTGCTGATGCGGATAACAAGAACATAAAATGGAATATTAAAAATAATTTGAAATATATTTATGATTTATTACCTATTTTATATAATCGTTCCATTATTCATTTCAAAGTATGGGAACATTTCGATACCAAATTTTTTAGCAAAGCACTTTATAGTAATAGCAAAGGAATAATACCTGGCAAAAATTATAAAAAAACGGAAAGCAATCTTACATATATTGTAATACAAAGCGAAAGAGAGGATATATTGTTTGCTCTTAATGAATATAAAATCAAAGGGGGGGAAACAATTGTTCCTGATGGAAAGGAAGATGTATATAATTTAGTTAACGAGTATTTATATAAAGATATAACATTTTCTGAAAGTTTATTTTCATCTATTAGTGATTATGAAAAAGAATTAAATGAACATACATTTACTGGCATGGTTAAAATAGGGTTAATCAAAGGATCAAACGGTCAGATTTATTCTAATACATTGAGCTATGGATTAACAAATTTAATTCAGTCATTAATCGCTACGTTTTCTTTTCTAATTATTATAGATCATTATGATGATGATGTTGCGGTTGATTTAAGTGATATGGATAATTATACAGATAAGGAGAAGAAGGAAAAATTTAAAGTTGTGTTTACACAACTATATGGAAAATATTTATTATTTGAATTTGATCACGCAAAACAACCCAAAGAAAAAACATGTCTTGAACAGATGTCGACTCTTATAAGTTGTTTGCCTGATATAGACATAATACTGGTATATAATGCACTAAAAGAACAATTAAGTTCATACACTCCTTCGGCTCTTTCTGCTGCTGATAAACTCACAAAGCAAAATAAATTTTATAAGTTACTGGCACATATTTATGTGTTTTACAATGATATTAATTGTGAATATATAAAGGTTGTTAAAGATATTCCAAAAAAAAAAATAGCAGCAGAAGTAGCAGAAGTAGCAGAAGGAGTAGTAGAAGGAACCGTAGTCACACCAGTAGTAGAAAAAGAAGATGATGAGGATTGTAGTTGTTTTATTGGCGATGATACTGATGACGCTGCTACTGTTGATGATGCTGTTACTGTTACTGCTGCTTCTACTATGCTACAGATAGTTAATTCTATGCCACCGAACCTGAACTACGCAGTAACAGAAAAGGAAGAAACACCAGAGCAAAAAGCTGCAATAAATAGAGAGATAGAAGCTGCAAGAAATAGAGAGATAGAATTGCTAATGAACAACAATATGGATAATAATAGTTCGGGTATAATGGAACCTATAACAAATGTGTATGACTATATTACAAAAGAAAAATACATCGAAAATTACATCAAAAAATACATCGAAAAATACAATTCCCACCCAAAAAAAGATCTAAAAATACACCCACAAAAAGATCTAAAAATACACCGCTTACCCCGAAGGTTTAAAGTAAAGGAAACACTCGAAAAGACAGTACGATTTAAGAAAGACCATTCACAAGGTATACAATTTTTATATAGAAATTCTTATATATTCATCTACCTGTATCTAAAGTATATTTTACAAGATAATATTGTTCCGTATGATGCAGTAGCAGATTATAGTAATTTTATTAAAGGTGGTTCGAATGAACAATCTATAGAAGAACAAATGATTCGACTAATTAGTTAATAAATAATAATTTAATTATAATCAATAATTAAATGATGTTTCTATATTCACTCTTCTTTTTGTTTCATTTAGTAAATACATTGGATACAATACAATTTAATACAACGAATAACATAGTATTAAAAGGCGAAGTCAATTCCAAAATGGCGACGGATTTTATTTACAATTTGAACAAAAAAAACAACAAATCAGATATATATGTATACCTGAATACACCCGGTGGATCAGTTCAAGAAGGTATGAAAATTATATCAGAAATAAACAAATATGGCTCAGTATGTATTGCCGAGCAAGCATACAGTATGGGTTTTGCCATATTGCAATCATGTAAGGAGAGGCTTATTTTACCACATGGAAGTATCATGCAACATCAGATTTCATTAGGTGTATCGGACGAGAAGGGTAAAATCGATAATTATATGAAATATATAGATCAGATTGAAAATCATATGACAGAAATACAATCGGAACGTGTAGGTTTGACATCAGACGCATTTAAATTGAAAACCATGAATGAGTGGTGGTTATATGGCGAGAATACCGTGTTTCAGAAATGCGCCGACCGCGTGGTGAATGTGGAGTGTTCAAAAGAACTAACTAAACAGACATATACAGAAAAAAAAGGCAGTTATACCTACACATATTCTAAGTGTCCATTGGTTACGAATGAAATAAGTAAAAAAAAGAATGATGATGAACCAGATAGTATTCCATTTTTTTTTATGTAACTTGAACACTTACTTCGTCATCTGATTCGCTATTGTGTCCGCTATTGTGTCCACTAACATATCCATTTAATACGGCGATATCAGCATTTCTACAAAGACCGTATGATTTACGATGCCACTGGGTAATACCATGTTCTCTAATACCATCGATATGTTTTTTTGTACCATATCCCTTATTTTTATCAATATTATAGTGTGTTACTAATTCAGGATATTGTTCGCATAACTCTTCAATATATGTATCTCGTCCTACCTTAGCTAAAATAGAAGCGGCAGCAATGGAGGCATATTTATTGTCACCACCTTCTACACAAAAGTGTGGGACCGATTTATATTTCATAGCAATATTATCAAATTTAGCATATGGCTTAAAATTATTGCCATCAACTACAAGACAAGATATTTCATGTCCGTCAGCTAAAATGTTATGAACAGCATGATGCATGCTTTTAAAAGTGGCTTGTAGAATGTTTATTTTATCGATACTTTTTTCATCTTCGTAGGTTACAGACCAAGCGACAGCGTTTTCTTTAATATATTCAGCAACTTCTTTTATTTTTTTCGGAGACGAGAACTTCTTACTGTCTTTCATCCATTCATAATGAAAATCTTCGCTATCTTTAGGTAAAACAACTGCTCCAGTATATACTCGTCCGAACATGGGACCTCGTCCCGCTTCGTCAATTCCAATTTCATAATGCTTGTTGTCAGTATTAAATATTTTTTCCAAGCATTGATGCGTTCGTCGTTTTTTGGGAGTTTCTATGCTCATAGTGATTGTATACCTTATTTAATATATATATTGAAATCAATATTTTTATTAAACTTTTTTCCGCATATAAATTATACAATGAAATTGCAAGGAGTACATATATTTTTAATTTTATTAGCATCATTATTTTTCGCATGTTGTTTAGGAACTGTTGTTGAAGGATACACAGAGCGAACAGCAGAAAATAGCAGTGGTGATAGTGCAACAGTATATACCGGTGCAAATGGAAATAAAGCAGTTGTTACTGAAGAAAATAACAATATGGATAGCAATGATGGTAACAGTTCTACAACATATGGTTCTAATGGTGGGTCGGTAGAAACTGCTGAAGGTCCGTATGGAGCACAAGCTGCAAAAGTAACTGGTCCTGAAGGAAACTCCGCTGTCGTTACGGGTACACGTGGAGTTAGTCGTTCCAATATCCCGAGAGGCGATGAAGACTTATATATATTAAAGTCTGAGATTGTTCCACCCGTATGTCCAAAATGCCCTTCTGTATGTCCTGCATCTCGTACAGAAGCCCCTCCTCCTTGTCCTGCGTGTGCTCGCTGTCCCGAACCAGCATTTGACTGTAAAAAAGTGCCAAATTATAAATCAAATAATACGCAATTTTTACCCAAGCCTATGCTTGCTGATTTTAGCACATTTGGTGCATAAGTCCATCACTATTATTTCATATCAGAATCATCAACGTCATTATGAATATCAATACAATCGTGATATTCATAATCAATATATTCTTCAGCATCATCATCAACCAGTTCAGTGAACCCAATTGTGTTCCATTCTTGTAGTTTTTTTATACGTTCATCGTAAGTATTACATTCAGTAGATAAGATGGATGTATGGATAATAGGTATGACGGCGTCAACCATACACATATTACATACAATAGTATTTAAGGAACCAACGCGTATGGAATTCCTATTAAAACATTTATATATTTTAACACAGTAAACGCATCCCAAATCTACAGAACCATATTCTTGTATATGATTTAATGCTTTACTATAGTTGTTGGTAACTTCATTCATGTATTCAATCATATTATATTCACTTATTGTCATTGAATATAATATAATAACAATGTTCAATTTTTTTTTTTTCATAGAATATTAAATTAAAGTTATTTAACATATTTAATTTTTTTTCGCAATGATTTTTTGATATTTTTACGTGTGCGTACGCGTGTGCGTTTGCTTGTATGTTTACGTGTAGGTTTACGTGTAGGTTTACGTGTAGGTTTACGTTTATGTTTACGTGTAGGTTTATACCTTCTTTTTTTACCACCAGTAATATTGATAGGATTAACTAATATTATATCATTTTTATCAACGCCATACTCAAATATACCTATGTGATCTATATTGTTTACTATATACGTATTTATAATAGACGGAATAAATACCTCGTCGCCTTTTCTATTATATGTCTCTTGGATTGCTTCTTGGTTATAATATGTATCTCCTTCACGTTTATACAAAATCGCATTATAATTTTTACTTGTTTTATCTTTATCTCCTGTAAATATACATCCAGTTTTATCTTTATAACAGTCTTCGCGTCTGGGAATGCGACAAGATACATTTGGGTTACCAACAACATACCGATTTATTGCTTCAAACGCATGACGTGTGGTTATTGTTGGAGATGATTCGGGCTTTAAATAGATAAATGATATACCATTATCAATAAATTTATACCACTTTATACTTCGAACATCTCTGGTATCTGGTTCTTTATCATTACAACTACAATTTATGACTAATTTATTATTAAAAATAGTTTCATAAAAAGCTAAGTCTGGATTGGGATTTTCTTTTCCTTGAAAATATGTAGTATGCGATTGTAACAGTCTTCTCTTTTTTTTGTTTGTATTCTGTAATAATTCAAATAAAATACCATTATCATCTTGTATAATAAACGCACCACTCAAAAAACAATACGCGTGTCCTAAATAAGCGTATAACTGTTTTAAATAATTATTAATCATATAATATATATATTATATAACCAGAAAATAGTACGAATGTGTATATAATAAAAGGATTTCATGATATGTTTTTCTTATAAACCCATACAAATTGTGGTCGAGTATGCTTATATTAACATACAATTACAATTATATTAAAAGATGTGCGCGAAAAGCTGATAAAAGTAAAATAATATATAATTATATAAACAACAGCATGCGTAACTTATTTACTGATGGTAAAAATTCAGTGTGGCATGTATTATTTGGCATGATAGGTTATTATTGGTCATTTGTGGCAATAATATTTGTCCTGTATCAAATGATTACTGAAATACCGCTTCTTCATAATAATATGTTTATCGACATATCAGAATTTTTAGTAGGTTATATATCAGTATTATCTATCAATACATATTTTGGATTTTCAGTAGATTAATAAATACATCATTTATAAAGGTGATGTATTTAATTTATTTTGACAGTATTTGGTTGATACAATTTAAAACTCGCTTCCACTAATAGTTCTATTTCCACCGCGTTGATTTAAGTATTGTGTTTGATTTGTACTGACACACGCACATCCAGTGCTGGTAGTATATGTAGAAGGACAACATTCGGGTTTGAATTTATTATCCTTAAAAATAAGCATTGTGTCTTCTAATGGCACAGGTGTTCCAACATTATTTTTTTGACTTTGTAAAACGCTTTCATACCCCATACTTCCAGCATATTCTTTAGCTTTATTTGCCCAACTATTCGATGAATCTGCCATGATTTGATCATTTAATGGTGCCATATTACTTAATCCTTCTTGTACATTTTCGAATGTCTCGATAGCTGACATTTTAAAGCATGAACATGTGGTAACCATAAAAACAAGAGTGCCTAAAATAAGACATAATAATACAATTTCTAATCGAAATACTTGACCTAATAGTTTGAATTCCATGATATACTTATACATAAATCAGATATTAAATTTTTCACGATAATGAATATATATATATATATTATTCATGCTCTATGAAACCTGATTTTTTATCGCGGTCTAAAAAACAATCTAACGCACCGTTATAATCATAAAAGGTATATCCGTGAACGTCGAATTTCCCAGTACTTGTAATTAAATGGTATAGCTTTTTTGATTTATTAACTCTGACTTTATTAATTTGACTATCCAGTGTATGTAAATTTCCTAAATTTTCGTCATACAGTTGTAGGTTAGGTCCACCTCGTATTTGTACATTATTAGTAAAATGATACGTATACTGATTAATATCAGTTCCATCGACCTCGACTACACTCAATACGAGTTGTCCGTTTTTTAACTTATCCATTATTCTTATTTGTGAAATAGGTTTAAATGAACCGTCATACAACTCAATGGGTGTTTTTTTATATAAACCACTCTCTAAATTTTTATGAATAAACGACATATTTTTTCTATATTTATCACTAATATATGATTTACAATGTACACGGAGTTGTTTAATATCTTCTTTTGTAATCTCATCCCAATCAGTAAATATGATATTATTTAAATGTATGTATTTTGTATTTGTACTAAAACAATATATAACTGGTTCTTTAAAATCATATATTTTTATAGATTTCGGGTGTTCTGATACATATATCATTCGTTTGTTATGAATTATTTTATGTTCACCGCTTACAATAATATTGTTAAGATTATACATATCATGACCATTTGCATTAACTGTCATTATTGCTGTTACCACAGATTTATCATTCAGTATAGTGCCTAATTGTAAGTTTTCTATAAGAATAGGTCCTGTATTTGTCTCTATCACCGTATTCTTAGAAAAACATCCAGGTTTACTTGGCATTCCTGGTAAAGACAAGTCGAATGCTGATCTAAGTGCCTCTCCAATCATACCGAGTGGAATAGCGATGGCTACAAAGACAACTGTCATTGTAATAGCGATTCCCCATGTAAAAGGTATCATCCAAAATGCGATTACCAATGCGGCTAATGCAAATAATAATATTACGACAAACTGATAAAAAGCGCCTACAGCGGATTTCATAGTATAATATGTTCCCAGAGCAGTAAATAGTCCAGACGCCAATATACCTTGAATTTTTCCAAATAAATCATTGATACTCATAAACATTTTTTGTACAGGAATCATAATATTTAATATTTTTCCCATTACATCTTCCGCGATAGTTCTTACTTTTATGCGTATCATATTTAACATTTCTCTAATGGTATTTAATGCTTCATTTACCATATTAAAGATTCCATTTATGGCTTGAACAAAAAAATTGATAGGTGATAAAAATACTCCGGTCACTTGTTGAAGAATTGTTTGTGTACATTGAGCAAAATTATCACTGGTATATTTAAAAGCAGATACACCAGGTGGTGGGTTAATAAGTCCGGCGAACGGTAATATTCCGGGATTACATCGTTGATTTACCCAGTCTTTTTTGATGGGTTCAACATTGATCATTATATTAAAATATGAGACCAATAGGAAAAACACGATTATCGTAATACCTGTTATTAGGATTGAACCTCCATATTTTTCTGAAAAACCGACATCGTCGTATAATGTACCAATTGATTTATATATATTTGTCATACCTATATAGTGTTTGGAAAATATATAACAAGTTATTTACTTAAGATTTGCGACCATTTCGGGTGTATCATCATAATCCCAGAAAATATGGTCTCCTATACAAATCTTATTATCTGATGTAATCAGACAACTAAGCACTTTCGAATTTATTGTACTCGGTTTTGCGTGTTTGTAGTTACGTACATAATCAAATTTCGTTCCGTCAAATACTAAATGGGTACCGGTTACATAGATTGATTCATTTTTCTCTCCGCCTTCTATTTCATAAAGTTTATTGGAATAAGTAGAACTGTCGGTAATATTGGTATTTTTTAGATTGAGTGTACCAAGTATAACACTTCCGTTCTTTAAAACATCTCCTAAATTTATCTCTTTCATTTTGACTTGTTTTCCGTTTTTCAGAGTGAGCACTGTATCTGGGTGAAAACAAAGAGCGCGTAACATACCGCCAGGTGGTCCTCTCCATATACTTTTCATTGTTTTAACCGTACCATCCATCATAAACATCATAGCTGTCATAATACCAGTCATTTTTCCAACTAAATCAATAATACCCATAGTTACCTTTTGGAATTCAATTAATATATTCAAAAATATTCCATAAATGGATTCTACAATATTTTGAACAAAGGTTCTAATAAAGTGAAACATATAACGAATTGCGTTGAGTGCGCTTTGAAACTTTCCAGCTAATCCACCCATAATAGACAGTGAATAGTTTACTGGCATGAGAAGATGATCCATAAAACTGGATTGCATATTTTGAATACAGAATGTGAAGTTCTCACTTGGACCTATATTACCCAATGTTGATGAGAATGGCATTACTGCTGGATTGCACCGGTACACCGGCCAATTATCTTTTATTTTTTGAACATTTACTACTAATACATTAAATGACATTAAACCAACAAATATTATAATAATTAATAACGTTAAAGCAATATCGGATGTTCTCATATTAAAGTATACTGTGATTTTTTATTTTCTAATTTATTTATTAGAATATATTTCATCTAAACATCATCTATCGCCTCTTTTTTGTATACCTTCTCTTACGTCTTCTGGTTCTTGAGGCGACACCACCTCTTCTTTTGGTCGAATAATGTTTTCGCTTGGTTCCCTTTCTTCTTTTAGTTACGCGTTTATTGCCTCCTCTACGTTTTGAAGAGCATCCAATTTGATATTTTTTTTGTTTTGTTTTTCTATATCTTTTTCCGCCCCCTTTTCCTACCTGATTATCAAATTCGGATTGTGCTGCTGAATTTGTTAAGGTTTCGGTACCTTTTGCTGTATTTGCATTAGCATCAACTGGTCCAGCTGGCTCAGCCAAAGCAGTAGGCTGTGGAACTACTATTTCATTTGGTCCTGGTTGGTCACCCCTTCCACCCTTATATTTTCTTCTTCTTTTTTTAGAACCGGCTTGCTGATTATTCGCGTTCTGTTCATTTGCAGCATTCACTGTTTTCATTTGTGCACTTTCTGCAGGTGTTCTGGCACCAGGTTCCAATCCAAACTGTTGTACGGCTGGTACTGATTTAGTGGTATCGACAGGCATTATATATAATATATAATGCGATAAAAATATAAAAACTTAATCATGTTTTTATATTAAATGAACGACGACGAAAAAATACAGCTTCAGAAAATGATTGATGCTAATTCTACCGAAGATAATACGAACTTAATTCGTGAGAAACAAAACAGCCGAAAGATATTTGATGATATTCAAACCATGCTTACGTTGAAATCACGATATGCTTCTATGCCTGATAATGCAGAAAAACAGTCTATGTTTGAGAAAAAATGTAGTTTTCTTTATAATAATTTTAAATATTTATACGAGAAAATATACAAGGACTTATTGGAACTGAAAATATTACAACGCATGTTACACGTTTTAGCTAAAATTGAAAATAATGAACTCGACCAACATGGCGCTTCATATGAGATTGGCAAATTTTTGAAAGAGGTTTATGTTGACACCGCAATTGGTGAAGATGTAAGACCAAGTAAAGATATTAAATGGTCCGATTACAAATTAATGACTGATTAATAAAAAGAATTGAAATCATAATAAACATAATATTATATATAAAGATATACGATGCGACTTGTAATAGTGGAATCACCTGCAAAATGCAACAAAATCGAATCCTTTTTAGGATCTGAATATAAATGTATTGCCAGTTTTGGACATATTCGAAAACTGGCAAGTCTACAAAATATAGATATTCAAAATAATTATCGTCCTACATACGATATAGATGAACGAAAAACACAACAAATAGCTAAAATGCGTAAATTGATTGATTCATGTGATGAAGTAATATTGGCGACAGATGATGATAGAGAAGGTGAAGCAATTGCGTGGCATATTTGTGATATGTTCAAGTTGCCGGTAGCTTCTACCAAACGTATTGTATTTCATGAAATCACTAAGGACGCGGTAGTAGGTGCTGTAAATAGTCCCGGTATTATTAACATTGATATGGTATATGCTCAACAAGCGCGACAAATCCTTGATTTACTTGTAGGTTTTACTTTATCTCCAGTTCTGTGGAAATATATTTCTCGTAAATCAAAGAAAGGACTATCGGCTGGACGTTGTCAATCTCCTGCTCTTAAAATTATTTATGACAATCAGAGAGAAATAGACAATTGTCCCGGCGAAATCATTTATAATACAATTGGCTATTTTAGTTCGAAGAATATTCAATTTGCGTTGAATGATGTCTTTGATACATCAGATAAAGCCGAACATTTCTTAGAAGAAAGCGTGAATCATGACCATATATTTTCGAGAGACGCCGTGAAAATCGCCTATAAAAAACCACCTAATCCTTTTATTACCAGTTCCTTACAACAAAGATGTAATAGTGAATTACGTATTAGTCCGAAAGATACCATGATGATTTGTCAGAAGCTTTATGAAGGTGGATATATTACATACATGCGAACTGACAGTGCGGTTTATTGTAAAGAATTCATCGACTGTGCCAAATTGTATATTACGAATACATGGGATGAGACTTATGTAAAGGAAGATATTGATAGTCTTAGTGAAAGAGCTACTACAAACGGCAAGGATAGTAAAAAGAAGTCTAAAAAGAAGGAGGAGATTAAAGCACAAGAGGCTCACGAGGCGATTCGTCCAACGAATATTGATATGGCGGAACTTGATAATGATGATTTTAATCCTCGCGAGAAGAAGTTGTATCGTCTCATCTGGAGTCATACTGTCGAGAGTTGTATGGAAAAGGCTACGTATAATACTATTTCGTGTACGATTACGGCGGCAATTTCAATGAAATTCAAGACGAATACAGAACAAGTCGTTTTTCCTGGATGGAAGGTCGTAAATGGATACGAAAAAGAAAACAAACAATATTACTTTCTTGAGAAGCTGAAGGTGGATAGTGTGATTCCTTATAACAAGATTACTTCCAAGACGTCAATTAAAAATTCCAAGTCGCATATTAATGAAGCGAAACTGGTTCAGCTATTGGAGCAACATGGTATAGGACGTCCATCAACATTTTCAAGTATTATCGATAAGATTCAAGAAAGAGAATATGTGAAGAAATCGAATGTAGAAGGAAAGAAAATTCTATGTACTGACTTTGAATTGGTGGATTGTGAAATTAGTGAATTACATGAGAAAAAAGTATTTGGAGCAGAAAAAGACAAGCTTATTATTCAACCTTTGGGGGTTATTGTCATGGAATTTCTGGAAAAACATTTTACCGAAATTATTCAATATGATTATACCAAAAATATGGAAAACCTACTGGATGATGTGTCAAAAGGAAATTATACTTGGTATGATATTTGTGCTGCGTGTTATAAAGAACTGAATGACTTGATTGATAATATAGATGACGGTGTTCAACGCCAACAGATTAAGATTGACGACAAACATGTATTTATGATTGCCAAATTCGGACCGGTCATTAAATGCACACAAGATGGTGAAATCACCTTTAAAAAAGCCAGAACCGATTTGGATATGGATAAACTTCAAAGAAACCAGTATACTCTGGAAGAGATTGTAGATACCTCTGTGAAATCAGGTAGAAAATTGGGGACATATAATAAAGAGGATGTATATCTGAAAAAGGGGAAATTCGGTCTTTATATTGAATATGGTTCTACGAAAAAATCATTGAAATTCGTAGATAAAGAGGAACATGAGATTACAATTAAAGATGTAATTTCAAATATAGAGAAACCCAAAGATGTTATTCGTAAGTTGAGCGATATTTGTTCCATTCGCAACGGTAAGTTCGGACCGTATATATTTTATAAAGACAAGAAGGCTACGAAACCTAAGTTTTTGAGTTTAAATGGTTTTAAAAGCGCGAACGGACAAACTGAGCTCGAGGGAATTATGGAGGATTTCAGTGATGATGATGAACTGGTGTCGTGGATTAAAAAGAAACATGGCATTAGTCTATAAATAGGTTACTCTACAATTATATTTTTTTTTTTAGTATAACATAAAATTCGCAACTATTTTTGACAGTATTGTAGACATTATCTATAACCAAATCAATATAATCTAATTGGTTCAATAAATTAATTATATTTTCAAATGAATCTGGTGTAAATTGTAAAGAATGGACATCGAAATATTGATTATTGGAAACTGATTTTTTATATTGGTTAATAGCATCTATAATTGAATCTGTATTTGAAACATAAGTTTGATTACCGTGATCATTATTCCAATGTCTACCAGCGTCATTGTGACAAGTTAATGCTATATGTTCAATTACAGATTTAGCTGAATGTATGTTTGATTTATTTATATTCTGAGTTATTATATCTGCAACCGTGCTTTCTTTTATGAAATGGTCAAAACAATATCTTTTATCTGGTAATATTATTACATAATACCCATTATCGTTTAATAATGTTGATACATCTTGTAAATGTTGAATAAAATCTAACTGATGTTCAATTGAGTGACATGATAAAATTACGTCAAACTTTTCGTTAATGTTTTTTAAATCACCTTTACTGTCAACATAATTAATAAATGGAACATTTTCTATTGGGAACGGGCGATTTAATTCTTGGGATCTTTTTTTTAATTGTTCTTGGTCCAATACATCAAAATATTTTACTGTTTCTCCTTTTAAAACAGGACAATCAAATGGACCAATTTCTAAACAATGAATGTAATTAATATTGATATTTTTTATTAATGAAGCTCTATCAAATATTTCACCACATATTCGTCCTTCGTTTTTTCCAGTTTTGTCATAATGTTGTTTTAATGATTCATTATCGAAATGAGTTAAATCGCCATGTGTTTTGTATATATTTAAATCCAAATTTGATGGGAACATCTATATATATATGTATGTATATATTATATATAACACGATATAATATATGACATTTACATACCGTATATATTACGGATTTTCATATCTTTTTCTTGATCAGACAAGATGGTCCCGAATTCAATTGTAAAGTTAATATCACTATTACCGAAATCGACTAATGTTCCATCGTGAAATCTGAATTTTATTTTTATTTTTTGTATACGTTCTTCTAACTGATTAGAGAATAATGTGATAGAATTAATGTCCTCGCCACGAATGTTCGTATATAGACTATTGTTGAATTCAGGAGTTGATAATTTGGCAAAATAACTATTTATTTTTCCGCCATATTTTACAGTTGTTGTAGAAGAAGCTTGATTTACAAATGCGTTACGTTGTTTAATGTTGGTGGTTCTATTGCTACTATCCATACCTCTTCTATATGATAATGTGTCATTTGTTCCACTTGTATTACATGTTTCTTTTGATAGAATGGTATTGGTTAATTTCAAAGAAATGTTGTGCGAAGAACTATTGTTTGCATTAGGGACCAATTCATCGCTATTATTATATTTATCTACTTCCATGTAGATGGTTGGCGGAAGAAACCTATATGGAAGTAGAGGTGAAGATAATTCGCGTCCAGGTCCTGCGTTATCTAAAGGAAGCCAAATATTACCATGTTTAATGGCGTTCGAATTTTGATAGTAATTACCACTAAGGGATATTTCACTCGTTACACTATTATAATTATTAATTGTAGTATTAAACATTCCATCATTTGTAATAGATTGTGCGTAGTAGTTTGATTTTTCAAATCCTAAAATAGCACCAAGTCCCCACATATTTTTTGTATAATATTGATCATTATTTTGCGGGCAATTACCGTAACCACCTTGCGACAAAATATAGTTATGCGATCTCTCATCAAAAAATAAGGCAAAATCTTTATCTTCTGAAGTCCCCGCATAAAATTTCTTTTCAGGTCTATTGTAAACTACAAATATGTTCCCTTTTACAGTTGCGTCAGCTTTGAAATTTGTAACGCTATATTTATTCGCGATTGTTTGAATAGCTGAAGCTAACTGTTCGGGAGTATAAGCACCATCTGGTACGGTAATTAGTATAGGGGTATAGTATGCGGTTGAAATATATGCTGCGGTCGCAATTTTATTCGGATTTGCCGGCATTGTTCCTGTAAGATTGCCTGATATAAAGACACCTGACACATTAATATCAGTCGAAACAATTGTATAATAACCTAATTCAATATTATCTATACTGATGAGTATTTTATCGCCGGCATTATATTCACTACCTCCATCTACATCAATAGTTACCACGACTCCTCCTGTAATAGTCACAGAAGTTACTACTGCGTTTTTACCACATCCATCAGTGTATACGATTTCTAATGTATGTTTACTGTAGGTATCAGTGGCACCACTTTCTCGTTTACCAATTAGTATTTTATTATTTTGGTATTTGGATGAAATATTACATAAATCATTAGGTAGATTTATATCCGTTAATTTCATATATTGAACTTGTTTCAAAGGTTGAGGTAATTCTATTTCGAATTCATTTGCATTAGGCCACTTGGATATATCTCTGTCATCAGAATGTACACTTACATTTTTTTTAATACTAACATAATTATTTTCACGCTGTATAAGTGGATGATTCACGTTTACGTTATTATACATAATTTATATATAAATACTAAATATAATATTTCTATCTAACCGCAAAAAAAATAAAAACATTATATAAGATGACAGTGAAATTAGCTAATTTACTATATGATATAAACATAGTTTTTGCAATTATAGCGGTAGGGTTTATTGTCCTGTTTATAGATATTAAGGCGGCGATTATAGGATATGGTATTATTGGTTTTTGTACCATTGGTATTATCTTCCTGATGTTTGCTCTATTTAGTCAAGGGCAAATAAAGGAAAGTGTATTCAGTATGATTTACAAAATTATATATAGTAGTACTCCTACATTGGTAATATTATTGATATTAACATGGTTAATAGTTATGATTGTGAGTAATTATGACCGCATTACATCGGATGCTGTCCCCGATGATTTTATCACCTTTTTAAATATTGCCAATATATTGCTTGTTGTACAATTCGTATGTCTAAAATATTATGTTACCGATCAATTAACGATAACAAAAAACGTAGTAGAAGGTAATAGTGCATTAAATAATGCAAGTAAGATGATGAGTTCTTATTCGACATTGATATTGTATTTGGTTGGTACAATTAATATCATTGTTTTAGGCATTTGTCAAGTGATTATTAAATATTATGCAACAGATGGATAAGACATAATATATAACTGGATTATTCTATGGGGATAAATTTGAAGGTGACGCCATACGAATCTTCATTTTCCCATATTCCCGATATTTTTAATATAAGTTGGATATTATTTTCCGTCTTATATTTATTTGGTACACTGGTAAATACTTTAATGTAACCATTCATGATTTGATTATAAATAGAATAATCGGGTTTTTTGGTTGTACGATATTTATATTTTGACATAATTTGTTTTTCAACTATTTCCATTTGATTGATAAATTGTGAATTTTGTTTCTTGCAAAAGAAACATTTAAATTTGTTATAATAAACATCCATTGTGATGTTGGTAAGATGTACGTATAAGTATACACCATTTAACATCAGATCATTATTTGAATAAATAATTCTGACGAAGTCGCTGTCATTTATCACTGTATTTTTTATAGGTTCTGAAAAAAATATACTATCAGTATTATATTTATCAATAGTTGTTACGATATTCATATTGATTATATTTACGATTATGTCCTTAAATCAATGTTTAAGTTTAATAAATAAAGAAATCATATTATGTTACGTTATAAATGAAATTTTTAGATACACACTTTAACGAATATATAGAATCTGTAAAATCAAATAATCTACATACGTCATTAATAAAAACATACGAACATTTCCCCGAAAAAATAGAAGATATGGAGAATGTGCTATTTTATGGACCGCAAGGTACTGGAAAATATTCACAGATGTTATTATCGATATCTAAATATAGTCCATCTGTTCTAAAATACGACAAAAAAATGTGTGTAGTCTTTAATAAAACAAACTATTATTACAGGATTAGTGATATTCATGTTGAAATAGATATGGCTCTACTTGGCTGTAATTCCAAGTTACTATGGAATGATATATACATACAATTATTAGACGTTGCATCTGCAAAACTAAATAACACACTGATAGTTGTATGTAAAAACTTTCAAAATATACACAGTGAACTATTGGAAAACTTTTATAGTTACATGCAGACAATTAAATATATCAATATTAAACTTAAATTTGTACTTATTACTACATCAGTGTGTTTTATTCCGTCTACTATTTTAAATCGTTGTAAAATCGTAAATGTTCCTCGTCCAACAAAAACAATGTACGCTAAGTGCATAAAAGGGTCTAATTTACAAAATATGAATATGAGTAATGTCATTAATATTAAGAATTTACAAACAGGTCAACTTACATCGACTATAAAAAACTATGTCCATATTTGTAATAATATTATTGAAAAAATCACGACAACAAATGATTTTAATTTTCTGCAATTAAGAGATGTATTATATGACCTATTAATTTATGATATGGACATATATGAATGCGTATGGTATATTATAGAGGAATTATCAAAAAAAAATAGAATTGGAGGTGATCAAATGGTACCGTTATTACATAACGTATATTTGTTCTTCAACTACTATAATAATAATTATAGACCCATTTATCATTTAGAGAGTATCATGTTTTATTTAATAGATATTATAAAAAAGCATGACGCAATTAAAAAAAGCGTGTGAATCATTGGAACTGCATATGCCGTTTGACGAAAGAACATTAAAAAAACAATATCATAAAATGGCTCTAAGATATCATCCAGATAAGAATAGCGATAGTAATGCGGAAGAACGTTTTAAAGATATAGGTTCTTCGTATACTTTTCTCTCTAAGCATTTAGATTCAAACTTTGTTGAGGTGGAAGATAATACAGAGTATAATGATGTATTAGGTAGTTTCGTTAAATTCTTTTGTAATTGTAAAAATAGTGATATTGATTACACCTCTATCTTCATGACTATTTTGTCAAAGGTACATATTATAGGAAATGAAGAGGTATTATATGAAATGTGTAAAGAGATTGACGTTACAGTATTAGTGGAATTATATGAATTCTTAATGAAATACGAAATGATATTAGGTATAAACAAACAATTCACAGTAAATTTGAAAAAGTGGATAGACGAAAGAAGTACAGATGATGTGTATATAGTGAATCCGTCACTACTTGATTTATTTGACAACAATATTTATAAATTGGAACGTGGAGAGAAAACGATTTATATCCCTATGTGGCATAGTGAATTAGTTTATGAATGTAATAATTCTGATTTAGTTGTGAAATGTATTCCTGAATTACCAGATCATGTCAATATAGATGAAATGAACAACCTTCATGTATATTTGAAGATTGGATTCGCTGGCATTTTATCTATATCTGATATATCATTCTCATTGGGTGGACGTAATTTCAACATACCTGTAAATGAATTGCTTGTGAAAGACAATCAGTTGTATTATTTAAAAAATTGCGGGATTAGTCGTATTAACGAAGACAGTGTATACGACGACAGTAGACGGTCTCATATAATTGTTCATATCGATTTTATTTAAATATAGTAAACTTATATATTGTATATGAGTCTCGATGACTATGCAATTGGCATAATATGTGTCTCTATACCTATCGTATGTTCTGCAATTGCAATTTCTATGTTGTCATTTATTTCTGAACATAATTAAGTAATACGTATATTTATAATTTAAACTTACGTATATATATTGCTATAATGACCTGTTTATATTGTGTAGTGGGTATCGAATATAGTATAATGAATGTTCCAATAAAAATGTCTATTATTGGTACATTTACAGATGTTGACAAAGCGCTTGAATTTCGCAAAAAGCAGAAAAAATATACTATGGTAGATATTGTAGAAACAGTAGTAGATAATATAACAGAAAATGAAGAAGTTGAGAATGAAATGGATTTATAAGTTTTTCAAGTTTTATAAATTATAAAACATGAAAAAAAATACTGAGTATTTTTATTACTTTATTTGAGTGTATTAATTAGGATTTTTATTTGAGTTTATTAATTAGGATTTTTATTTGAGTTTATTAAATTATGCTTCAGCTTCACTCTTCTTGGTGACACGCTTCTTGATAATCTTCTTCTTGACGGGTAGCTCTGCTTCAACGCTCTTTACAGCAGAAGCAACTTCTTGAAAGACAGTACTTGCCTCTTCATCGTCGTCTGAGTCAGCGACTGCTACATTACCTTCATCATCCTCCTCATCATCTTCAGCATCAGAGGAAGTAGTAGCTGCGGTTACCATACGCTGCTTGGAAGCAGTATCAAGCTTGATATGACACTTTCCACGAAGGGTAGCACGAGGCTGTACAACACCTTGTACAAGCTTCCAGGTGGTACCGAACTTACCATTAGCGAACCAAATGCCACCGTTCTGGATAACAATAGCGATATTCTGAGTCTTCTGGATGAGAGTAAGAGGAGACACATCATCATCCTCAGTATCGGGAAAGAGCTGCTTCTCATTCATATCATAAAGCTCAACACTGAACTTCTCATCATAATAAGGAATCTTCACGCGAAGAGTGGGAGGACGACTAAAATCAAATTCACCGGTCTCCTGATTCTTAGGATACTTGAGCATTGGAGTCCATAGAGCATCAACTACCTCAGAACTGAGCTTGGTCTTGTTCATCCACTCCTTAGCATTGGCGATTGCGTCAGTCTTAATCTTATTCTCAAAGGTGGCAAGATTATCAAGGAAGTTCTTGGTATCGTCACTGAAATTCGAGTCTTGGTCACGAGGGAACTGAAGACTGAGTTCATAAGACTTTCTGCCACTCTTATCGTCTACATACTCGTTAACACCCCATGTCATCATGAGGGGAGTGGAAAGATAAGTTGACTTCTTGGTAGTATTATTAAGAATTCCGACATTCTTACCGCCAGAGGTGTTTACCTTAGGCTTGGTGTAAACTACATCTGTGTTAGCATTAAAGGTGCTGCCTTCTACGATCATGGTTTGTGCTTGGGTGCTCGACATCTTGGTATATTAATCTATATTGATGAGTTCTCTTTAAATCAATTTTTTTTATAAATAGCCAAATAAAAGAATTCTACTTAAATAATGTGACGTTGATGCATTAAGACCATTTTAGTATTTAAATATAATTAAATTGAATGAAGAAAATACAATAGAATTTATATTAATAATATAGATTAAACATGAAAGAATTCGACGTTGACGGAATTACAATGCGTTTGGGAGAAACGGCGAAGGAGAACTGGCAACTGATTGGAGAGTCGAATCATGACCATATGTGGATGCATTTAAATTCGTATCCATCTGGACATATTGTTATTAAATCGGATAACGTAACCGATGAACTTTTACAGGAAGCGGCACAACTGTGTAAAGAAAACACAAAATATAGGAATTTACGGAATCTTAAGCTCTGTTATACAAAAGTCTCCAATTTAAAGTATGGAGAGAAAGCAGGGTCAGTTCACTTTAAGAGTAATAGACAAGTGAAGACCATCAAGATATAAACATAAATTGGAAATCAATTAAATAGAAATTATAATAATAGTTATATAGAAGAATATAATATGAGAAATCGCGCATTTAAATTAAATGATTTTAATACATATTACGTTAACCCCCCACATAATATGAAATTAACCAATAAAATAAATAGTGACAAGTTTTTTATTCCCAAAATACATGAATATAATAAATCATGTGAACACAATTACAATGTATCGCAATTAAAAACCATATGTAAACATTACAAATTAAAGGTAACCGGTACCAAAGATGTATTATTTGAACAGATTTATAACTACTTGCGAATGTCTCACTATTGTTCCAGAATCCAAAAGGTGTTTCGTGGGAAACTTCAGAGGAAATGTAGATCATATCAAGGACCGGCTTTGATGAATAGAAGAGTATGTGTAAATGAAACCGATTTTTACACCCTACAGAATATTCATGAAATCCCAGTAGAACAATTTTTTAGCTATACTGACAGTGATAATTTCGTGTATGGATTTGACATATTATCTATTTATACGCTATTAAATACCCGAATTAAAAAGCAAAAAAAGAGAGAAAATCCATATAATAGAAAAGAATTTCCCAAATTTGTCAAACAAAATATTATTGACTATTTACTTCTATGTAAATGTATGAAGATTAATGTTATTACAACTGATGAAGATGAAACCGAAAATATTTGTCCAGCGAAACAGGTAGAATTTAAAGCATTGGAATTATTTCAACATATTGACCAATTGGGTAATTATACACAACCCGTATGGTTTTTAAGTTTATCAAAGAATCAATTAATTATGTATGTACGAGAATTATATGATATTTGGAATTATCGCGCGAATTTATCAAATAGTACAAAACATCATATTTATCCATCATCCGGTGACCCTTTTAGACACAATAATATCGTCTTACTTAATAATAATACTATTATTGAAATTCAAAATTCGGTCCTACAGATAATGTCTAATTTTACGAAAAGTGCTCATACATCAGATAATCAGTCATTGGGTGCTTTTTATGTTTTAGCGGCATTAACTTTAGTAAATTCAGATGCTGCAGAGGCTTTGCCATGGCTATATCAGTCGGTATCTCATTTTTAATTAATATTTGCGTTAAACCACTTAAAAAATTAGTGTGTATACATCATATAAGATGACAAAGACATCAGACAAGACTACCGCTTCCGCCACTATCCCTGCCACTCCCGCCAAAAAGAGAGTCTCAACTAAAAAGACTACCACTGCCACTCCTGTTGTTGCTGCTGCCAAGTCAACTCCTGTTGTTGCTGCTACCAAGTCAACTACTGCTGTTACTACTACACCTGTCGTAGCATCAACCAGTGACACTGTTGTCGAGACAGTTGATACTTCACTTTTCGATCAATTCAATGTGTTCATGGGTAAGCTCCAGGCTGTTGGTGCTCAATTCAACTCTCTTAAGACTGAGTTCCGTGCTCTTGAGAAGAGAACCACCAAAGACTTTAAGATTGCCCTTAAGGCATCCGCAAAGGGAAAGCGCAGATCAGGAAATCGCGAGCCCAGTGGTTTCGTGAAGCCTACCGAGATTAGCGTCGAGCTTGCTACCTTCCTTAAGAAGCCTGAGGGCACTCTTATGGCTCGTACTGAAGTGACTAAGGAGATCAACGCATATATTCGCGCCAATAACCTTCAAGATAAGGATAATGGTCGTCATATTATCCCCGATGCTCCTCTCACCAAGCTTCTTAAGATTGGCAAGACCGATGAGCTCACATACTTTAACCTTCAAAAGTTCATGAGCCATCACTTCCCCAAGAAAGTTGTTTCTACAACCGCTGTTGAAAAGACCGCATAAATCTAAAACCATACAAAAAATAAATAACTGAAAAAAATCAATAAAAATCAATAAAAATTAATATTATTTTTCTATGAAATAATATTTATTAAATACTTAATTTTGTCTTGTATTTACTACTTATAAGTAAGCATTATTGTAGAGGTATCTGATTATCGCGTTCAAATAAAACATGTGAAATTATTATGATTATTTAGTAACAGTTTAAAGATTATTTTATTGTATTATACAAATCATGTTGACAAACATTTTAGTATTACTATCTGCTATTAGCATTTCTACCTGTACCGCAGCTACACTTCGCCCTGAGATGCACGAGTTCATTGGATTCATTAAAAAATTCGATAAAGTATATGACAATATCGAACATCTTGAAAAACGTTTCCATGCATTCATGGATAATATTAAGTTTATTGAGCACACAAATGGTATTCAATCCAATTATACTTTGGGAGTAAATCAGTTTGCCGACCTTACCAACGAGGAATTCCGCACTTCCATGAATCTCCTCAAAGTAGGCATCGGTTCTAAATGCGATGCGTTCTCTTCCTCTTCTGACTCCGCACCCGATTCACTCGATTGGCGCACTAAAAATGCCGTTACCCCAGTAAAAGATCAAGGTCAATGTGGGTCTTGTTGGTCATTTAGTGCCACTGGAGCAATGGAAGGCGCATGGTCAATCGCTACTGACAAGTTGGTCAGTCTATCAGAGCAACAATTGGTTGATTGTTCATCTGGACGTCCTTATGGTAACCATGCCTGCAATGGTGGATTGATGGATGGTGCTTTTAAGTACGCCATTGATACTGGTATGTGTACTGAGGAGGAATATCCTTATACATCAGGTGTCAGTAAAGTAGCAACTTCATGCGAAACTTGTAGCCCAGTCGTCACATTTACATCTTGCGTGGATGTAACTCCTAATAATCAACAACATTTGAAGGAGGCATTGTCCAGAGGTCCTGTGTCTATTGCTATCGAGGCTGATACCAAAGCCTTTCAACTTTACAAAAGTGGTGTTCTAACAGGAGATGCTTGTGGGACAAATCTTGATCATGGTGTTCTTATTGCCGGATATGGCACTGAAGATGGAACTGAGTATTGGCTCGTGAAGAATTCTTGGGGCACTACATGGGGTGATGCCGGCTATATTAAGATTGAACGCAGTGACAGCTCTAATGATCCTGGAGTATGTGGTATTGCCATGCAGCCATCATATCCTATCGTATAAAAAGAGTCATAACACATAAATAATTATAAAAAAAATCATATTTTTTATAATTTATAGGAAAATAAAATTATTCGGTTTCATCACAGTCTCAATATCGTTTTTATTAATATTTGTATTTTTGATTACTAATTTATCAAAAGGCTCATCTACGTAAAATGTATGTACATCAAACATGTTAATAATCGATTCAATTGGTTCATTCGTATCCAGTTTACCAATATTATATAACCATTCAACAAATGATATGGATGTAGTCATCTTTTTATATTTTAAGAACTGATTCAGCACTTCATATACATTCATGTCATTATATGAATCTATATTATAATCGGTCCCCGAAATAATACATACCATTTTAAATTCATCCAAAGTGAGATGTAATTCTGTTAGTATATCAGGTAAACTGTAATAAACGCATGTACTGTTAAATAAACTCACATATCTGAATACACGGTTACATCCATATACAAACATATCCATATCTTCGCTCATACATCCATATACCATTTTTTTATGTACCAGATATGCACATAGTTGGTCTGCTTCACCTGGTGCTTCTCTGTAAGTAACTCCAAGAGCATCCATTAATTCTTTGACTCTCGTTATATCCGTATGAGTGATTCTTGTAGTCTTCTTTTTTTCACTATCCATCTTCACTGACAGTTCGCTTCGCTCTACTTCATCTGTTGAAATTTCATATTGCTCTTTCAGTAAATCATAATTAACTTGTGCTTCCTTTTTAATTTCCTTTCTCTGATTAAGAAGATTGCGCTTTTCATCTGGCGGTTTCCCGTCAAATATGAATACTGGAATAATATTATAATGGCGAAATAAATTAATCATCAAATACATTTGTTCCATTAATGAACCTTCGCTTTTATATTTGTACAAATATATACTCACATCCACTACTATTTTTTTGTACTGAAGTTCACTAAAATGAATTTTGTTTATTGAATTAGTACAATTTGCTCGAATATACTTGTTTAAATATTTGATGCCCATTTGATATATATATGTGTATATATATATTACACATATATACAAATTTCAATTTTATTTGAAATGATGGACAATACAGTGTTATCAAGCTTTATTGGTGCCTAATACTCCAATCTTATTACAATTGGGGCATGTAGTATAGGTATGATTAAAATTTTGAATAGTGTCATAACACTCTGTATGCATTACTATATTGCATCGAATACAGAATACATTTATTTCAGAATCCACTATTTTAGAACAGGTGGCGCATACAGCGGATTGTTTGGAACACGCATTAATTCTTGATAAGTAACTACCCATTTTTGTTATGTATATATCTATCTATCTATTTTTTATACATTCAATTTTATATGTTATTAATAATGCAACTAAAATATTTATATAGTATAATGCCAATAGAAAATGAAATTACGCCACATGAGAAACAGAAAATTTGGCGCATGAAACAAATGCATATTTTTTATGGGTCTGGTAGACCTATATTCAAAATTACAAAGGATAATATATTTGAGAGAAAAGGTTACGATGTTAATTATTATAGAGAATCTAACAAATGGATGATTTTAGACAATAAAAATTTCGTTGGACATAATAAAATTAAATTAAATAAAAAATTGAATCTGTCTATTCAACCATAAGTATTTATTAAACCAACCAACCATCCATATAATGACAGAATATGAAGTAAATATCGATTTCGACGAGGCAAGTATTGCATGGGCATTAAATAAAAAGAAATTATCCGATGGGTGTTATTCATACATCTGCGGGACATTGACCAAGCAAAATTTGCCGTGTCAAAATAAACCATTGAAAGATCTATGTGTATGTAGAGTTCACAAAAAATATAAGAAGAGTATATATATTAATGGGCGATCAACAGAATCAAAATAGCGAAATTCTTCAGGATTTATTAGAAACATCTTCATTTTTAGTAGAAACCACACCTTTAGAGACCGCTATCGAACTAAATACTATAATTAATTTGATTGAAAATCCAGACACTAATTTAAATTTGGTATCTTTTTTTTCAGAGCATGATGATGGTGGACTATATATTTTGTATGATGAATTAGTAGATAGTATATTTGAAACACAAATTGCGAACCCTATCAGAATTAAATTTGGTGAATTATTGACCACTATATTGGAACACGACCCTATGCTTTTACATGAACGAAAAAAACGTATTTCAAAGGAAGATCAAGTATATGGATTCAGTGAATCTATAAGTGAAAACTATTTATCAATGAATGGACCAAACGCGAATGCGGCTATAACCACCTTGTATGAATTATTAGTTTCGTATGGATATGTTCCAGTGAGGTTTAAAAAATTCGCAGATGGTAAGCCAGACGAAAGATATAGATTACGTGAACATGGTCTATCATTAAAAGCTGGATTGGTAAGATTTGCAGAACCCGAAGAAGACGAAGAATATATCATAGAAGATGAACAAATTCAGGAACTTGAGACTATGTATGAAAATATTTGTAAAAATAGAGATAACAGAACCGACGACTTGACACATACTCATGATTTGAGCGCTGATGCAGATATATTGGTATTTATCATAAACAATAAACATTATTGTTATCAAAAGCGACAAATATATAATCATTTACAAACAGGTAATTTATTCAATAAATGGATTAAAAAAGATGATGCGTCTGATTGGCGCGTAGAGCTACATAATAATGAACTTTTTAATATAGTAAACTTTGATTCTGGGTATGGTGGAATAGGTGGTAGAACTACCTATGTTCAATTAATGATAGGACCAACTGTGAAAATGTTATTTGACATGAATGGTATTATCGCTTTATTAGAACACAACTTCATACCTTTATCAGAATCAGACTTCGGGGATACATTTACAAATGTATTTGACGTAACAGTTTCTATTCCTGAAGAGCGTGTTGGAGAACAAAATACAAATTTTGGATCAAGTCAAACTCATGGTCAAAATGATGTCGTAACCATTTACACACTTACACCTGTTTTTAAGTCAGAAGATGAAGATATTCAAGACTTTATTACATATCAGCGAGAAAATATGAACGAATTAATGACTAAGATGAAAGATGAATCTACAACTGAAGACCCAGAAATCAATATATATGATACTGCTACAATAGTAAACGCGCTTGATTTTTATAGAGAGCGTATTCTAACTGACGAAGATACTGAAACAGAAAATGCCAAATCATATATGGTAATGTTCACAGATGAGGAATTTCTAAAAACTGTTCCCTTAAATCAACCTTCTGTACATGGAGGAGACATGGTGAATATTAATACCCATGACGGTGGTATATCAAGTCTGTTTGGAACAATCCGTCGTATTTATAGGGTTCCTGAAGTACCTGATGATAGAATAGTAAAATGGATATATGATATTACGCCATTCTATGAACCAGGAAATTACTTTAATAGGTTTACTATTAATGATGAATCGCTCTTATCTCGCATAGTTGAACCACAAGCACCACCTTATGACCCAGAACAAGCTATGCGTAACGGAGATGATATTAGTGACAGTGGAGACGAAAGTGGAGAAGATCTTGGAGAAATACTAAGAGACGTCAATGATTGGACAGGCGATAATGAGGATGATCGTGATGATAATTATAATAATCCTACCGGCAATTTATTTGGTTCTGATAGTGATGATGATGATGATGATGTTCCTGAGGTTTCATTTGAAATAGATCGACGTGGTAACCACTCTCCTATGCGTCTTGAAGAACTGATGGATAGTCCTAATTCTTCTGCTATTATACCTACTTCTCCTCAAGGTCCACCTCCTGTTATTGATAATTCATTTAGTTTTACACCAGATTCGCCAAGAACTCCGCCTCCATCGACGAATCTTCGACAAAACAGCTCAAGATTCACGCGAGAAGAAGAAGAAGAAGAACCTGAGCCAAATTCAGACACTGAAGTTGGTTTTGGTGGAAAAAAAAATAAACGCAATAAAAAAACAAAATGTAAGAAAAATAAGAAAAAGAACAAACAAACACGAGGAAAGAAATAAATATAAAAATTGATATCGCTAATAGATATAGATATAATATTACATAAGTAATATAATAACATGGAAGGTTTAATTGATAAGATGGCACAAACGAGGACGAGTGTGAATTGTGGACCATCTAATCATGCAGCGTATTTGGTAAAGTCTGGTAAGAATAGAATGAATTTTCATTCAAAATGCTACTATGGAGAGAATCATTATCAACCTGGATGTTATGCAACTACACATGCTGAATTAGATGTTATTGCACGTGTATCAAAATTACATACTGATAAAATTAAGAAACGTAACAAGCAAATATATAATTTGATTGTTATTCGTGTTTCAAAATCTGATTGTCAGCTTGGAAATTCTCAAGTATGTAAACATTGTATTGACAGTATAATTTTAACATCAAAGCGAACCGGAATCAAAATAAAAAAAATATATTATAGTGATACTGATGGTAATATGATTAAAACTACCCCTTTACGTATGTCAAATGATGATAATCCGTTTATATCTTCCTTTTATAAGCCGTGTGGATATAAGTCTTTACATGAAAAATTCAGGTCTAAAATGTGTCATTGTACTTCTACATCAAGTGATACTGATTCTGACTAATATGTATTTATTCCAATATTTTCAATAATTCATCAACTCTTTCATTTGAGTCATCTGTTAATTTTTGTGCAATAGAAAGACCTGTCTTGGTAGTGAATAGATTATCGATAATATGTTTTTTCATACGTACAGTATACAGATTACAAGCATCTGTTATTGATTGTATATAATCAATATCGTATCGATTCATATTAAATACTATACATCTGTCTATATCATAGGCAGTCAATAGGTCGGATTCTCTTACAATGTGGTAAGCCGTCTGAAACTCATTCATATCAGGAAATCCGTTTTTTTTAACTTTGGAATAAGACATGGTCGAAATAATATTACAAATGGCTTCTGTTTCTACTGTGCTATATTGTAAGTCGCTCGTAATAAAGGTACGTATTCTAACCAACCCCTCATTTTCATCCATGTATTTATTATCACACATATCATGTAATAGAGCAGATGTATAAATAACTCGTTCCTGGTCTTGAAGAAATGGTTTTTGCACTATTTCATTTTTTAATATTCTCTGTGAATATTTAAATACATCCATACTATGCTTCAATCCATGTGAATCATCGATTGAAAATTTATGACACGTGTGTCGAATAAAATTGAAAATAATGTTATATGGTGTTTTCATTGCTATTTATATATTATAAATAGCAATTAAATAAATCAATATTTTTAAGTATTGCTCTAATTCATTTCTATACATGATATACGTGCCGTATATTTTAAAAGAGGATGTTCAATACTTTGGATGTTTTTCTCTATTTTATGTATAATTTGAAGAAATCGTTTATCATTATGATGGTCCTTGATAAATTCATAAAACAGGTCCAATGTCACATTAGTCTTTCGGAAATCAAGTAACTGAAGATTTCGTTTATTGCAAAAAGTAATAAACTCTGGACAATTAAAAAGGAGAATATTTTTGACAATATAATAACAAAATACGTTGGTATTTTCATTATAGTATATATTATTCCTTAATGTGTTACTGACTTCGTCTTGTAAATATAAATTATCATACTCTAATCCAATTTTATATAACACCTTGACAGATTGTATCAGAGAGAACAGTTTTTCATAAAATAACAAATAATGGGCGTTATGTATATATGTGGTCAATTTTACACTATCATCCAAATAGTATGTTGTAATAGCAATATTAATAATTTCTCCGAAAAATTCGGCATACGATTCAGTTAATTCACAATCAGTCTTAATTGGAAATAGTTGTAACATTTTCTCCTTCATCGAAGTATATTTAACTCTCGAAAAATCAAGCCCATAGTTGTGGAATAATTCATGAATTAATACCTTTATCAATTCCTCGTTCCGATATATTACTATATGTGAATCTGTTGTACAAACATCACTATATGCGGTATTTACATGCTTTGTATCGAATTCATCAAGGGGAGACATAGGAACCTTCTTTTTGAAATCTGTTAGATAGATAAAGAGACTTAAATTCTTTCCACATTCTATCGATGAATAATTGTTTAATAAGTGAGTAATAATGTATATCATTTCAACATATTGTGTATATTGTTGTTCTATTTCTGATATACTATTTTTGTCCATAAAAACGAGCTGTACATTCACACTACGTTTAGATATTGTATAATCGAATGACATGGTATGAGATGCGATTGTATCTATAGATTTAATAATCTCATCTGGAAAAAAATGGGGATGAAATGAATCTGGTTTCGGAATTTGAGTTTGTGAGGTGACCTCGTTGATGCTGAAATTTTTTACACTTGTTTTTTTAAAATCCTTTTTTGCATCTAAAATATTATCGTACATTTCTTTAAAAAATGTAGTAGTTTCATCTGATATATCAGGTTCTAACTTCAAAAAGCGATTATTGAACTTTTTAATCTCGGATATTAATGTTTTTGAATCGTCCGTTAATTGAAATTCATGTTGGGCTTCAGTTAATAGTTCCATATTTACCTTACTATTGCATTTATTTTTTATATTACTTATGTAGATTAGTTATTATCTCTGCAATTTTTTTCTAATAGACATTAATATATTTGCTTTAATAGGAGGTTTACCTCTTACATACTTCATAAGCAACGCACTATGAGTTTTTAGTAAAACAGTCTTTAATTCTTCATTTTGTGAGAATTTAGATGTTAGAATATTTTCATATAATTCGTCACTTATTGACCCATTCTTATTCATGTTTGCAGATATTAAACTACTATCCCCAGATAACTCTGAACCAGAATTTAGAGAGAACTTCTCATACATTTCTATATTCTTGTCATTTTTATATTTTATACCTTCTACACAATGGTTGATTGATTGCCATTCGTGTTTATCAAAAGCAAATTTGGCATTCCAATCATCTGACAACATTCTTCTCCAATCCTTTATCTTTTTCAAATCTCCGTATATTGAGCTGCTTTCTTTTTTACTTGTTTCTCCAGAGCCTTTACCTGGAAAATCTTTATTCGACGATTTACCGTAAAACTGAAAAATCGTATTATCATCATACAAATTTTGATGAATCGATTCTACTACTTCCGCTTCTGAAATCGTCCCCTTCATTTTTTTATCGGATTTAAATCCTTCTATAATACTGTAGGGACCGCGTCCCTCTTTATCTTCGCAACATTTACTAATAATCTCATCTTTCAGTCTTTTAGGTAATTCAGGCAATTTCAATATTTTACGACCTTTATAGGTGATTAACTTGTAATGATAACCATTAAAATCAGCAATCACATAATGGTCTGGTTTAAAAACACCACGCTTTTCCAGAATAGCATCATTTAATTGACCACATTGTATGACATTGTCGATGTCACCTTGAATAAAACTTTCATGAGATAATAATACCAATTTAATATTTAGTGCACGTTCCAATGTAGAAATAGCCCATGTTTCTGCCCAAAATTCGCAGGTACGAAGTTTCGCTTTGAATTCTTCCAAATTATCAACACCTTTCATAAACTCAAACTCATTCTTTAACTCTTGTGTCAACTTCTGCTCGTCTTTCATACGATTGTATTTTTCCAAAATAGTTTTACCCTCTTCTACAATCTCAAGCTGGCGCGTGCGACTCTTAGAAGAAGACAGTTCTTTCTTTAATTTTTTATTTGTAGTTGACAATTTGGTCATTGCAATAGTCGTATCTTTTGTTGCTGATTCATACATATCGTAATGTTCTTGGTACATGGTGAATATTTCATCATTTGCTTCTCTCGATAAGATATCACGTAGTTTATTTACAGTAGTCTCTTTACCAATAGAATTGAACGCATCGCGAATGACCGCAAATAAACAATCCCCACCACCTTCGTTATCTTGAATTCCAAAATGCGTACTCTTCATATATTGTTGAATCCATGGCGCCTTGTCAGATACTACCTCTTCTGTATCATCTGTTTTAGTAATTGCTTCAACGTGTTTAGTGGAATCCGTTTTGAATATTTCACTCGGTTCGCCTTTGCTTTCACCTTTAGATAAACTTTCAATAGTCGTTTTGTTTATCTTTAGTGTAGATGGGTTTGAGTCTGAATGTTTATTGGGATCATCTGGATCATTTGGATCATCTGGATCATCTATATATTCACCTTCACCAGAAACATCGCCTTCATCATTGGGAGTATCATTACGAATAGTAATAGATTTTTTACTCAATTCTTCAACTTCTGCTTGTAATATTTTTTTCAGATATGTATCTGATACAAACGAATATAACAAGGGGTCGCCAACTTGGTCTATATTTAAATCACCGTCATCGTCTAATACCCCGACCAAATGTTCGCTTTTTAGTTCGTATAATCCGATTTGGCTATACACCAAATCGTCCTTTATTAAATAAAGTGGAAAATATATGACATCTTTTTCAATAAACGTGTATTTTTCTTTTCCTATGGCGATAATAACATCCATCGAAAAAAGTTCGGTTTCATAAGTAGTTGCATTATGTTCTATATCTTCAGGATTTAACTTCTTTTGTTCATTATAATTAATTGTGTTATTTATTTTTGATACGACCATTATAAAGTATTCATATATTTATTTTTAAATATATGAATAAATAAATAATATAAATAATATATTATTTATTAATTTATTATGTCAAACAAGAATGATATTGTTCTTATCGACAAGAATGAAACAAAAGGAGCTGAAATATTAACAACCAATCCATTCTTTAAAGATCTCATCGGTATTATGAAAAATACTGAATTCAAAAACTTCTATTCTAAGTATTTTAAAGATTGGACCGATATTCAAACAATGATTTTTTACATGAAATTATACACAACAATTGAATATGAATATAATTCGAGATTTTCAAACCAGATTAATGACAATTTAATGACATATACTTTACATAACGTTATGACGAATACAAACACGCGTAGCGTGGCAATGAGTTTATTTCGCGACTTTAAAGATTTAAATCATAGTAGAACCTATGATTTCAGAACACTAATTCAGTTTGATTCTATTAATAATAATACTTTGCTTATAGAACATTAAATAACATAATCCTTAAAAAAAGAATCAGCTTTCAGTTCTTCATAATAGAAGTAAAGCAGCTTTCTTTTTGAAACAATATCATAATTTTTAGAATCTAATTCGAATTCAACAATCCGTTGAATTAAATCACCCTTCTTTAATTTACGTGTGGGCAATGTATAATAATCGGCAATCTGTTGTAATTCTTTTACAATGTAATTGTCTGAGAAAAAAATCTCCAGTGCTACCATCTCGTTTGCTCTATTTTCGTCATTATCAATAAAAGAATTCATAGATTCTCTAAGATCGATGATTGTATTAGTATTATAGTTATCTCGTTCAACACATACATCAGTAATCGTATAAGAAATATTAGTCATTATTATTAATACTATTTTTTATTTAACTATTTTTTTTTACTAATATAATCAAACATGTCCATATACTTGAATACAGATTTACTTGATAGACTCAAATGGTCTTTACTTTTTTGACCCTTAATAAATTTAATATGATCCATGATATTGTCGAAATCATCGTTATCTTTAATATATGCGTATGATTCAGTAACCAATGTATAAATATTTTCAGACAATTCATTTACTTGCTCCTTACAATCAGCAACCGCTATTTTGGTTTTAATAAGAACAATTACCTGTTTAATAATATCAATTAAATAATCTTCCGATAATACGTCCAATTTCACCATGTTTACAATAAACATGGAAAGGGCGCGCCTGGATTCATTCTCCTTATTGATTTTACAAAACATATTGTAATCATCGTCTGGGTTTACATACTCGATATGATTGAATAGTTGATTAAATGTTGCGAACTTCTTTTCAAATTCCGATTCAATAAAATCGTATTCACTCACAAGCTCTTTATATAGCTTTGCATATAAGGCAGAATAAAACTTATTGGTTGTCGCAATATCAAATATCAATAGAGCAATCGCCTCTTTATGATTAGAATCAAAACTTTCGCACTTGACCATCTCTACAAGACATGACTTGATTCTATCGGTTATTTTATCGTAATTTTTATCACTGAGTTTATTCAATTCTCTGCGAATATCGTCAATCAACTTATCAATTCCATCTTTTTGTTCGCGTTCAGTTACCTGGAAATTCCGGATGGTATCCCAATCAGCGTCATTAATTTCTTGAGCCTTGTGCTTAGACTTCTTCTTTATTTTTGTTTCGTCGCGATGTTTATGAAATACAGGAGTTCTATTATATGTTGGAGCACCTACTTTATTTGATAAATCTGAAATTCTATCAACTATATCTTGCGACAATGTATATCCACCTATATTTCCTACAATATGTAGGATTTGTGGCAATGGGTATGAAATATATTCAGACTGGGTAGCATTTTTAACAAGTGCTGACATAGTATTGATGTATAATAATAATAATATAATTTTTATATCAATTTTTTCTTATATAATATTATAATCAAAAATATTAACTTAAACGTATTCGCAACATGATATATATATATTATGAATGAAAATAATGAAAACAACGAAAATAACATAATGAATGAAACAAATAACGGTTTTGACGGTGATGAAATCATAGCTCCAAATAATGAAGCTATTAATGATATTAAAGTGGAGGACTCATCGTTTACTAAGTGGGACGAAGCAAATTTGAAAGAGTCAGTATTACGCGGCATTTATTCGGTCGGATTTGAAGATCCAAGTCCTATTCAAAAGCGCTCTATTATACCTATGGTGAATGGAAATGATGTTATTGCTCAAGCGCAATCAGGTACCGGAAAAACAGGCGCCTTTTCTATAGGAACTTTAAGTCTTGTTGACGTATCTGTTAATAAAACACAAGCAGTTATATTGTCCCCTACGCGCGAACTGTCTATTCAGACATTTAGTGTACTAAAAAATCTTAGTACGTTCATGGATGGTCTAAAAATTAAATTATTGGTAGGAGGAGTGTCATCAGAAGACGACCAGAAAGAAATTCGTAGTGGTACTCCGCATATTGTCGTGGGATGTCCAGGTCGCACATATGATATGATGCGCAGAAATCATATTCAATCCAAATCAATCAAATTAATTGTATTAGACGAGGCAGATGAAATGTTATCTACTGGATTCAAGGAACAAGTATATAATATTTTTCAGTTTTTGAACAAAGACGTTCAGGTGTGTTTGTTCAGCGCCACACTTCCTAACGAAATTAATATGCTTACTGAGAAATTTATGCGAGACCCCATTAGAATTTTGGTGAAATCTGAAATGTTGACGTTGGAGGGAATTTCTCAATATTATATTGCACTGGAGGATGACCAGTCCAAATATTCAACACTTAAAGATATTTTTAGCACTATTTCCATGTCACAATGTATTATCTATTGTAATTCAATTAAGCGAGTTGAAGATTTGTATAATGCAATGGCAGAAGACAATTTCCCTGTGTCGCGTATTCATGGAAGTATGGAAAGAGAAGATAGAACGAAATCTTATATGGAATTCAAATCTGGCGTATCACGCGTATTGATTTCTTCAAATGTAACCGCACGCGGCATTGATGTCCAGCAAGTGAGTACAGTCATTAATTTTGATTTGTCCAGAGATGTTCATACATATCTACATCGCATCGGTCGCAGTGGACGTTGGGGTCGCAAAGGAGTAGGAATTAATTTCATTACCAAGCGTGATATTAAAAACCTCAAGGACATCGAACAGCATTACAATACACAAATTGAAGAACTACCTGCGTCTTATATTCAATCATAATTGCTCTTCGTAATCGTTTAAATAATAGTATATTATTCTTCGTACAAAATAATGAATAATATACACGAACTAAATGAGGAATTTAAATTACCAATTACTTATTTATCGCAAAAGAAGAAATACGAATTGGCGGATAATCTTCAAACAGATTTAGAATTAAAAGAGACCTACGACAATTCTAATAATTGTATATATGACCACCTATTTGATTCAACTAATCCTTTTTCAAAACAGGTAATACAATCATGGAGTGATTATTATACAACAGATACAACATTCTTAAAAGAATCTCAGAAATTATATAAGGAAATTGAAGTGTCCAACCGCCATGACCCATCTGACATTGAAAATATCATAGAAATGTGGAATGAACTGAAAACCGATCTTAATTTTAAAGAACGCTACTGTTATGTAGAATGGGACATGCTCGAGAAACTGAACAGTTCTTCATACTTTCTCTCTGGTTTAACATTAGCAACCTTGACCAGTCCTATTCTAACTATCGTTATTCCTGTATTATTAATGATCGTTCCTTTTTTTATGTTGAAGATTCAGCAGAATAGTATTACATTCGCAGAATACTTTGTAGTATTGAAACAATTGTTCTCCAAACTTCCTGTTGGTCGTATTTTTCAGTTCAATAGTATGACAGTAGAACAACGCGTCACTTCATTGGTATCAGTATTCTTCTATTTCTTTCAAATATATCAAAACTTCATGCATTGTTATCGTTATCATAAAAACCTTCAGAAAATGCACGTATATATTGAACAGCTGCGGTCTTATAATGATATTACTATCCAATCAATGAATGAATGCTTATCCTTTACTGACTCATTATCATCATATAACGAGTTTAATATTGTTGTTAAAAATCATAAATACATCTTGGAAGAGATGAATTCTGAATTATATAAAGTAACGCCCTACAAATTAGGATTATCTAAGATTGTCAACGTAGGTCAAGCATTGAAACAGTTTTACGCAATTCACTGTAATACGACATATCACGAAACATTGATATATTCCTTTGGATTTAATGGATACATAGACAACCTTCTTCAATTGCGAGAACTAATCGATAATAAAGTCATAAATAAATGTTCATTTTCAAAGAAAGATACTGAATTCAAAAACGCCTATTTTGCACCACTAAAAGATAGTGAACCAGTCAAAAATACATACAATTTAAAGAAAAATATGATTATAACGGGTCCAAACGCAGCGGGAAAAACAACCATGTTGAAAACCACTCTGTTTAATATTATACTCAGTCAGCAAATTGGATTTGGATTCTATAAATCAGCAAAGGTAAACCCATACGATTATATACATTGCTACATCAATATACCCGACACTTCTGGTCGCGATAGCTTATTCCAAGCGGAAGCAAGAAGATGTAAAGATATCATCGACTGTATTGAAACATATAGCAATAAGCGACACTTCTGTGTATTTGATGAATTGTATTCGGGTACAAATCCATATGAAGCTATTGCAAGTGCATATTCTTATCTACATTTTATGAACACGAATAAAAACGTGAATTATGTCCTAACTACTCACTATATTGATTTATGTCTTAAAATAGAACGACGCGATAATAAATGTTCAGTAAACTATCACATGGAAATAGATAACTCTGGAGACGAGTTCAAATATACCTATAGAATTAGTCGCGGGATATCCGAAATAAAAGGGGGAATCAAAGTATTAAAAGAATTAAATTATCCAAAAAGTATTATCGAATTAACAGAATCAATTATCAATAATAGTCTAACTATTTAAATCACTCAATTCGTGCAAATGTGTAATTACAGTATTTCGTTAGGTTAACCATTTAAATATATATCGTTGTTATAATAAAATGTTCGGATTAGAAAATAACGGATTTCTCATTAGTTTAGCAATTTCTCTTTTAATCGCAGTCGTAACGATGTTATATTTTAGACAGCAATTATCTACACTTGATCATAAAGTGAATTCCATGTTTTCACTTATGACATCTTTAACGCAAGAGTTGAATTCTTTATCCAGTCTTAATATGGCTCAACAACTTATTCAACAAAATTCATTAGGTGAATCAAGTGATACCGAACAAGATGGATCTGGAAATAATAAGATAATTCATAAATTGGACTCTGATTCACGTATTAACGTGTCAGACGATGAGTCTGAATCTGATGAATCTGGAGATTCTGACGAATCTGGCGATTCCTACTCAGACGGCGAATATGATTCTGAGAATAGTTTAATCGACCTATCAGGAGAAAATGATGTTAAAACTCTTAACATGGGCTCTGAATTACACGATTCTGAAGGAACAAGTGTAAAAATTATTGAAATATCAGGCGACGATATAGCAGAAGAAGGCGGAGACGATAGTAGTTTTGATAGTGATGATAATGGCGCCACTTTACTTAAATCGTTAGTTACTGAACTAATTGAGCAAACAATTGAATTAGAAAGTAATCATCACATCACCGACGTTAATGATGAACTTGAATCAATAGAATTGCCAGTAGAAACACTACATACCGAATTAGCAGGCGACGATGTATCCATCGAATCCATCACATCGTTAGTAGAGGAGGAAGAAGAAGAAGAAGAACTCATTAAAAAGATTGAGGTACCATTTGATTATTCCAAAGTCAGTGTAAAAGCCCTCAGGGATATAGTGTCTTCTAAAAATTTAGCAAATAACGTGAGTAAACTAAAAAAACAGGAATTAATTAATCTGTTAAGTGTTTAATTATCTTTACCCATAATATAAATAAAGATGAGTTGGGGTACTTGTTATTCAGGATCAAATAATATTCATTTTGGGTTTCCTCCGGTTATGAGCGATGGTAGAAATTATAGCCAATGGCAACCAGGAGCAGTAATTAACAAACAAATTCGCGAGCAAGCAAAGGTTCAATCTAACTGGGAATATCGCAATTATTTAACTAAAAACGCGAATTCTATTATTGAATTTAATCAGTTATCCGCTTGTAACGAATGTGGAGATTGTCCTTATTACGGTGATTCAAAACAAAAATCGAACAATACACCATTCCTATATAAATCTGGGTCAGAGAAATCACAACCCTATGGTTATGAAACAAGTGACTTAAAAAATTTATATCTATCACGTACCGATTTAGCAGAACGCATGATTGCTCCTTCAGTGAATCAGGATCAACTATTAAATTATTATTCTAATAAAAACAATTAAAAACTTAATAATATTCACTATTATAGAATATTATTAACCACTTATGAAAATTCTCAGTATTGATGTAGGAGTAAAAAATTTAGCTGTATGCCTATTTGATGTATCTGATAAAGATAATTATAAAATACTTATGTGGTCAGTAGTTGACTTGGAAAACACGGTAATTTACAAATGTGATGGTCTGTGTAATAAAACCAAGAAAATATGCAATAAAAAAGCGTCTTATGAGAAAAATGGATTATTTTATTGCAAAACTCACGCAAAACAAACCAAATTTATTATACCAAGTAAAGAGTTGAATCCCGTGAAATTAAAAAAACTTAAACTGACGGAACTGAACGATGTATGTAAAAAATACGATATTCTTACAGTTGAACAACAGGCGGTTAAAATACTTAAATCAGACTTAATTGTCCTCGTCGATAAATATATTTCTGATACATGTTTTATGGGGTCAAATCAAACGACCAATAAACAACGTGACTTAATTACACTCGGTAGAAGTTTACAAACATCATTCGACTCGATATTTAATGAACACGTCATTGATACTGTTATTATAGAGAATCAAATCAGTCCTATTGCGAATAACATGAAAACAATACAAGGAATGATTGCGCAATACTTTATCATGAAAAATGTACCTGAGATTAAATTCGTTTCTGCCAAAAATAAATTAAAACACTTTGAAAAAAGCGAAGAGAAATCCAGTTATAGTGAACGAAAAAAACTATCCATTAAGATATGTCGCGATATTATAGTCGCTCATCCAACTATATGCAATAATCATTTAGAAATATTTGATAAATCGAATAAAAAAGACGACTTCGCAGACTCTTTTTTACAAGGTTTAGTCTATTTGGCTGATTTAAACATCATTCATTTCAAGTTATAATATTTATTTTGCGGATGACTTAAAATTATATGTTCTTAATAAACAATAAGACATGAATATTGAAACCGTTGATCTTAACCTATCAAATAATGAACCCTCCATATCATTAGATAGACCATCTGTGAATTTTGGACCTGGTATTGAGCTTTTGATGAATGATAAAAAAAAAGGAACATCATCATCTCGTGCAGGCAGTCCATCGTCTGATATTAATTTAGCCGATTTACAATCTTTAGAAGATGACCTCAATCATTTGGCAAATGATGATTCATCTGATACAAAATACAATCTTCGTGAATCTAAATCTTCCGCATTTTCATCAATAAATAGAACTTCTACACAAGACAACAGTTTTGATAATCAATCACTACAAAGTGTTCATAGTATTAATTTGAACAACCTTGATGACGATATAAAGACCGTCGACCCAACACCTTCTGTAAAATTTACCAATGATGTAAAGAAAAATACTGACGAAAAAACATGGGATGGCTTCCATAAATTCAATGATATACCTGTTAATCCAAGTCAAAATTTCGATAATACCCCAAAAATGTCTCGCGAAGATATGTTGAAAGAGAAATTCGAAGTATTGAAGAAACTTGAGGCACTTGAAAAAAGAGGTGTCGAAATTAGTAAGAAATACACAATGGAATCATCTTTTATGGAAATGCAGGGTGAATACGAAACCATCGTAGCAGGTAAAGAGCGCGAAAACGCAGTCAAATTTCAAGGAAAAATGCTGATGGCATGTATCACTGGTGTAGAGTTTTTGAATAATCGTTTCGATCCATTTGATTTAAAATTAGATGGATGGTCAGAACAAGTCAATGAGAACATCAGCGATTATGATGAAATATTCCAGGAATTACATGAAAAATATAGTTCCAAAGCAAAGATGGCACCTGAACTCAAATTATTGTTCCAATTGGGCGGTAGTGCCATTATGCTTCACATGACAAACACTATGTTTAAGTCCGCTATGCCTGGTATGGACGACATTATGCGTCAAAATCCTGAATTAATGCAACAATTCACCAGTGCCGCTGTTAACCAAATGGGACAAAGTAGTCCGGGCTTTGGTAACTTTATGGGTAATGTAATGCGTGATAACGGTGGTGGCAATGGTGGGTCCGGTGAACCACAACTTGATATGTCATCAGGACCTCCTCCCGCACCCATGAGAACACAAAACATGGCGCCTCCTCAACGTAATGGGTCTAATAGACCTGACCTAATGTCTGCTCGTGGACAACCTCAACAAGGAGTTGATCTATCCAATAATTATGAAAATCCTGGCGCACCTATGCGTTCCAAGCGACCTGTCACTCGAACAGAAATGAACGGACCTTCTGATATTTCCGACATCTTATCTGGACTAAAAAGTAAACCAACCGGCACTGTTTCACACCAACAACAGCAGCAGCAACAACAACAGACCGAATCAATTAGAATCAACGAAGAAAATTCAAGTACCATTAGTATTTCAGATTTAAAAGAAATCCAAAATTCAAACCCTCCCAAGCGTTCCAAGCGTCGTCAAAAATCAGATAAGAATACCATTAGTTTGGATATCTAAAATGACCATTATTATGTTTTATTATAGTTCTTGTTTTTGATTCACCTTTATTTTTTTCATTATAAGTATACGCTCGTGTTAACCCAATTCTTGACGCACGAATAAGTCCAGCCAAGATAATAGGAGATATACTCATTATATTATAAGAATACTATAATGAATAACAACAAAAAAATTACAATATAACATTATTTATTTTATTATCTTTATTTATTACCTTCATATATTCACTTCGTAAGATAATAGTATAGAATAATATTGTCAATCACTTCCCATTCTTCTGTTGATATATCATTCGGACCGTCAAATTCATCCTCATCGATATTTGCACATTTTTCGCCAACGAATAGTTGAAATCCTTTTTCTTGTACTTCTTCCAAATCTTCGTCATCTATTTTACATTCTTCTTCGACATCATAAGAAACTATATCATCGTGATAATTTATAAATGCTCGCACATTTTGATTCCATATGTCATCCTTATCTTCTAATTTAAGGTAACATTCGTTAATGTATTTATCAAATACATCATTTAGTCTATCATTCACTGTAGTCGTCATCGCTTGTTTATAATTATTATTAAACATAATAATTATAATCAATTTTTATATATTGTAATTGTAAGAAAAATGATAGTTCATTTACCAATGCCCATTGTCCATGCTATGCATGTCTTTTTACAAAGTATTATTCTTATTTATATTGGTTACACAGGAAATTTAACACACGATTACCTGTATTTAGCACTATTAGGTACTGCTATTCTTATTCCTGTTTTCGTTCCTGCACCTAATTTCGATGACAAGAATAAAAGCACTACTGTACGCCTATTTCATTACTTGATTCTTTTACCTCTTCTTACTTATATCTCTTATATGGGTTACTTTGAGCACAATATCTCCAATGTAATGTATACTATTATGCTCATAGCTGGTATATTTGCCTTCTTTTATCATGCGTTCAAATTCGTTATGCGCCTTAAGGGAAGTGATTAAACTGAAATATTATTCGTTTGTAGTGCTGGCGCCTTAGGCAGTGACACTACTTTCGCCTTTGGAGGAACATATTCAATATTTCGTAAGTTACTCCAGATACGTTTAATTTTTTCACGCTGCGTCTCACATGTCGCCTTCTTAAATTCATCGGCATTTATTTTATCTGGGGCACGTAAATCTAATTCCAATACGACATGTACCTCATACAATCTGAAATCTGTATTGGCAACTTTATCCACCGAGATATTGTATCCACCATTCCAATAATGATTCATGACCGTTAGTGTACGGTCCTTTCCGTAAAAAAACGGGTTTTCTCTCTTAAAAATACTCTGAATTATATTATTAATATTATAATGTGCCACCTCATCCTTAGCTGCTTGCTTCGTCGTAGTCTTAAATTCTTTACGCTCTTTTTTCTTATAATCGTTCAATTTTGTTGATAATATTTTGACAAACAAGTCTGTCTGCGTAACTGAATTCAAATAATCAACCCTTTTTTCTGGAAAATATTTCGGCTCTAAAGGAACTAAATCAGACATGAGTAATGTGTTTTTCGGTATTCGCAATTTATCAAAATTCACATCTATTGTATTACTTGAATTCGTCAATGTATATGGCTCATATACTATATGTCCGTCTATGTTCGTTTTCATCATTATTTTCAGTACGCTAATCATTAAATATTTATATTATTACTATAAAATATAAATCTTTACATCGACGAACTAAATTTCTCAAATATACGTTTTTGGGTGTCTTTTTGCTTCTTCGACCTGGCAGCACTCAGAATTTTTAATGCGTTCGATAACTCCTCCTCACTTATATTTCCATCACCATCTTCATCAATAATATCCTTCAGCTTTTTAAAACTGTCTGGTAATACACAATAGGTACTGTTTTCATTGAATAAATAATCCGCTAATACGACAAATGATGCTGTTAATGCTAAAGCTATCACAATATCCTTAGTGGCAATGAAACAAATTGCAAAGATTAACAGTTGTCGACCCATTGCATTACGCAAATATGCCTCTTGTGATTCACTAAACTCTACTGTTATAAATTTGGACCCAATATTTAATACTAACATAATGATACCTGCAAAGAACTTGCTTTGATTTAATGAGGAAGCACTATTTGAAAAAAAATCAAACATGTTACTAATCATACTTATACTTAATATATGTATGTAAAAAAATTTAGTATCCCAGTTTTTTTGATAATAATCTAAATGTCTGTCTTTTCTTTTCTTCAAACCCCTCTCTCGCCATGTTTATATTTCGCATACCACTTCTATACTGTTCTCTAATTCTTGGATGAAATCCTTCCTTATTATCTCGGGGCTTACTATTCAACCACGAAAAATACACTATCACTACAATTAATAATACATAGTGACCCACTTTCTTTAATGTCATACTCTTTTATATTACATGAATATATTTACTTCGACGATGTGGTTAATACTGGTTCAGGTTCTGTTTCTGTATTAGTAAACTCCGAAAATATATTAGAAAACGTCTCTACTTGTTTCTCATTACTTGTTATATTCTTGCTTATCGCAAAATTATTGGAACTTTCAGGACGCAATCCTTCCATAATATGTAACTGCTCTTTACCAGAACTAACCTTAAAATTACAGTTTGTATCACATGGATTACATTTATCCGCATCAAAATTAAGATTAGGAAATTGTGATCCAATGTCTTCTAAAGACACCTTCTCTCCATTTTTATCAACCAATCCTTTTTTTTTACAATGTTTCTGCTTGAATTGTGTTACTGCTTCCTTTTCAGCACCAGTCATTCCTTCAAGTAACGAAGACTGTTTCAAAGATATTATTACCACTAACATGACAAGACCATATACTTTTCCGTATAATGAAAATGCCACCAGTAAACTTGCATAAATCATATTCCCTAAATCAGAATTATAGAGAGAAGGTGAATTTGTTAAAGTGAATATTACTACAAGCATTATCAACGTACATTGAAAATTTGATTCCATTATATAGTTATTGTGATTTTTTTTCAGTGTATAATATTAATTTTTATCTCCTTTTTTATTAAGAGAACTATGGCAACAACTTTAGGATATTCAACTATTGAACAGACTAATACTACCACTATAAATAATGAAGACAGTCAAAATATTCATGAACAACGACGAAAAAATAAAACGATTAAAAACAGAAGTGTCTATCCATCATCCAACGATAAAGTTGAAAACATGATTAAGCATTTGAATTTATCAAGTGTAGAGGAAGAAGGAAATGGACTCGCTGATTTTAATCCTCCAAACAAACCCATGTCGTCAGGCGTCGAACGTACTAAAAATACAATCAGTAGTGTCGAAAACTTTCAAAGTTCCGGTAACGAAGAAATGGTGGATATGAACGATGAAAACGACGATAATGACGTCACTGCTGAAGGCTTTCAGGAGGCCAATGGCACTTACTCCAAACAATATTTTGAACAACACGTGCCTTATTATGCAAATGCTTCCAATATTAAAGATAATGCCAGCTCCAATCCAGAAATTATGAACAAAATCAACTATTTGGTCACTCTCATCGAAAATAATAACGATGAGAAAGTTAACAGTATTACAGAAGAATTAGTATTATACTGCTTTCTTGGAGTATTCATTATTTTTATTGTTGACTCTTTCGCTAAGGTAGGTAAGTATGTACGATAAGGTAGGTAAGTATGTGAGATAAAATAATCATTATTAAAATAGAAATTATGATTATTTACAGATTTGGTTGAATGATACTATGCTCTTTTTTTTCGGGTAATATTAGTTCGTTTCTTTGATTTTTTATTCTTTTTTCCACCTAATAAGCCATAATTTACATCATCATAATAACCTTCTATATCCCCAATAACTTCCAGATATTTGTCACCATTTTCATCCAAAGAAATTTTGTAATGTCTAAATCCTAACTGATTATCAGGAATATAATCAATTAGATCACCAACGTTACCCATTATTAACATATCTTCTTCTTCTTCAATATCTGAAAAAGAACGCACAGTTGGTCGTCTCATATCCATTTCAATAGTATCTATTGAACGTGGCGATCCTGGTGGCGTATAATCTGGTGATCCTGGTTGATTAAAAGGTGGTGATCCTGGTGGTGATCCTGGTGGTGATCCTGGTGGTGATCCTGGTGGTGATCCTGGTGGTGATCCTGGTGGTGATGGCTCACGAGAATTACTGCTATTTATATTATAGTATCTATCTCGCGCTTCTCTTTCTTCTCTTTCGAACCTTTCTTCTATATTTATTCTTTCATCGCGTTCTTCGGGTGTTTCGCGTGCAATAATTCGGCGACGGCGTGCCAAATAATTATTTCTATGTCTCTGTATATCAAGACTCATTTGACTTCTTTCATCCATATTCATATTGCGTATTTCAGTCAATGAATATGGGGAAGGATCCGTATGAGGATGATATATCCATGGCGTAGTTCTTGTAACATCTGCTAAACATTCAAAACTAATGTCTCTACGACACATAGGACATCTCGTACCACTATTGTTACTTTGTCTACAAACATGCTCCAAACATGCTTTGTGAAAATAATGTTTACATTTTAATTTGGGCACATTATCATTCTTTTTTATTGGCTCAAGGCAGATTGGACAAGCATCCATTTCTTTTTTAGATTTTCCCATCCCGCCTCTTTTTGAACGCGTCTTTCTAAAACGAATCGCTCTCCTACTTTTATTTCTTTTTCGAGTATTTTTCCTATACATAATTATATATATACATACATAATAATGAATAACTTATTCGCATATTAACACACACAATGATTCGGATAACGTGGAAAAGGAATCACATCGCGAATATTCGTTGTTCCCGTCAAGAGCATAATCAATCTCTCGAATCCAACACCAAAACCACCATGTGGACACGTACCAAATTTACGCAAATCCAAATACCATTGTAGTGACTCCACACTTATATTGTTCGCCTCTAATTTACTCTTCAGTACATCATATCGCTCCTCCCTAATAGAGCCACCTACTATTTCACCAATACCCGGCATCAATATGTCAAACGCCTGTACTGTCTTACCATCATCATTCTCTTTCATATAAAATGCTTTGATTGCTGATGGATAATTATAAATAATCGTCGCATTATCATATATCTTCTCGCAAATATATTTTTCCACTTCACTCGACAAATCGTCTCCCCATTCTATCTGTGTATTCGGATTATGACTATTGTACAATTCTACCGCTGCTGTATAAGTAATGCGCTCAAATGGGCTATTATACAAATTCGTCAACTTGGTCACAAGTCCTGGTGCTGAGTAAGAATTAAATAATTCCAATTCATCCTTATTACTCTCCAATACACTACCAATACAGAATTTCAAATACTTCTCCGCTACACTCATGAGTTCGTCCAAATTCACATACGTAATTTCCGGTTCAATCATCCAAAACTCTGCCAAATGGCGCGATGTATTGGAATTCTCCGCACGAAAGGTAGGACCAAATGTATACACTTTCGAAAAATACATGGCATAACATTCCACATTTAGTTGACCCGACACTGTAAGGGATGTCTTACATCCGAAAAAATCCTTGTTATACGTCTCCACCTTTGTATCCTTAGTCAACTTCTCTGGAAGCAGATTCGTTGCTGTAAAGGCTTCTCCAGCACCTTCACAATCAGATGACGTCAAAATAGGTGTGTGAATATACTGATAATCATCCTCCTGAAAAAACTTGTGCGTAAAATACGAGCACTTACTGCGAATACGCATCACACTACTTACTGTATTGGTTCGCATACGCAAATGTAGATGATTGCGCAAATAATCCAGAGTCAAACGGTTTTTTGAAATAGGATACTCTTTTGACTCTATAATACAATCAAAATGATTTATACCCTTCCCGTCGGCTACCATCTCAAATGATTGACCTTTTGCCGGACTCTTTATAATTCGTCCAGTACAACTCATAATGGTCCCTTTCGTTCCATGTTCAAAAATATCATCGAATTTGTCGTCTGTAACAAAATTATTATCCAAAATAACCTGTAGACCTTTTAATTGCGTCCCGTCATTCAATTCTACAAATACCATGTTAGATTGTTTACGAATGTTTTGAATCATACCACATACCGTAATTATCTTCCCTTGAAAATCGCCTTCATTTTGAAACAATTTATTTATAAATGTTCGCGTGGTAAGCATGCTTAATAATAATTATAGTTGCATTATTATTAAACCCTTTTTGCTATTACATTAATTTATGATACAAACACGAAACTCCTCAATCGGACGAACACCATAATTATATAAATAATACGCGGTTGGGCTTTCAAACATCGGCACATATTTCATCATTATATTCACCAAAATTTCCTTCGTATCACTGTTATTTTCTATCAATAAATATCGCATGTCCTTTTTTTCTGCGCACACCTTCTTAAGAGCATGACTAAACATATACACAAATATATCACTATTCTTACTACTTTTAATACTATCCACATTATTCAGTGTACAAAAACATTCCAACACACCTTCGTCATCATACGTTAGCGATGAATCTCTGAAAAAATAAGCACTCAATATATTATCCTTCTGTAGCGCAATATACACAAAAATATTCTTTGTCTCTATCAACCGTAATATATTGCCAATTGACGACATAATAAAACAAGAAAATTTATCTGTTGCTAATATCATATGCTTCAAAAAATCATGTAGAATATGAATGTTCCTCTTATTCACCTCCACAATCTGAATTGAACTATGTAACGTCACCTTTTGCTTCCACATATTCATATCAAAACAATACGTCTTGTATATAGTCAATGGTACAATACCGGTAAGGTCCGTCTCCTTTTTAAACAGGGAACACATTATCTTCGGATTCGCGCGACACTGATAATAATTATGGGTCTGAATCAATTCTGGCGCTATACCCTTATTACGATGTCCACGATGAACACACAAATGGTCCACATAATGAACTGACATTTTTTTACCATAAAGATATACGTGAAGTGGTCTTGAAGTCATTGTTCCAATAGTTTCCTTCTCACCCAATAAATCTTTAATAACATACGTAGAGAGAAAACAAGGGTCCTGGTGTCCCTTAAAATAAGGGACTATATTATTCACCTTTGGATTGTAGTGGGCGTCCTTCACTTTCAAATAATGCTCCTGAATTAGCTTGGTCGACACATCAATTGTACTCTGTTCTACTATACTAAAATCGCGAAACGAAATATTATTCTGATTTACGTATCTATTTTGAATAGGTAACTGATAATCAATTAATCCAGGCGGACGTATCCAATACAGCATATTGTATACATGAAACACTGGCTGCATCGACCAAAATCGATACTTCACCTTTATATACCCATAAGTAACTATTATAAGTATTATAATAATCAGTAGAATCGACGAATATATACTTAAACCAGATTGTGTTGGCTGACATAAATACCCTATCGTTTCATTTATATAATTATTCATGATGTATTAATAATTATATGATAAATACTATTTATATTTTTATTCCGGTTTTTGTAATATATATAAATATTGATAATCATATTGCGCAGGATGAAGGCTGATTTTTCCCTGTAGTATGAATCCAGATTCCTTCATCATTGTAATAATGTTCATCTGACTGTCCATATGTAACACATGTTCGTTCACTCGCATTTTTCCATCTTTGTCGAATTTAATCATCTCTTTAAATGTCGCAACATCACCCGCCAATTCAAATTGCGATTTATACCGGAAACTCTTGAATTTCACCACTGAACTGGTTATACGTTCCTTCGCATATTTCTGGACATTCACCATGCCTACAGGGTTCCCTACAGGAATTATTGGGTCGAATTTATTCTTGTTTACAAGATGAATAATTATTCTCCCACCCGGCTTTAGCCAACGGAAACAATTACTGAAAAAAGTCCGCTTGTCCTTGAGATAGTATACAGTGAAATAAAAACAGGTAATATGAGTAAAACTCTCTGGAGTAAATAACATGCTATTTGATACATCTCCCTTTTTGAATTTAGAAGTTGGATATGTTTCTTTCGACTTCCGAATCATTGCACTTGAATTGTCTACACCTATACAGTCATACCCTTTTTTCGTAAATAAATTCACATGATGACCTGTTCCTGAACCAATATCCAATATACGACTGTTTTCACTCGGTCTTGCATTCTTCACTATTTGCCCCACTTCATACTCATTTTTATAATCATTATGCACCAACTTATCGTAGATGTTTACATAAAAATCATCGAATAAATCATCACGCTTCAATTCAAATTGTTTTTGTTGCGGTGTGAAACTTTCTATACTATTATCATGACGGATTACCATAGCGTTTAGTACATATATCAGCAACAATAGAATCATCATTTTTATCCATATCGATACCTTTGTTAATTTATTTTTTAGGTTGTACAATTGGCTCATAAAAATCATTTCGTATATGTATTATTAGTATATTTTTATTATAATTTTATTAATATGGATGAAATTAATATAGATGACAAACGTTCGGCAAGCGATTTTCGCGGTAGCACTTTCTCAAAATTTAAAAAAACAGACGTTAAGAAAGAACTACTAAATAGCATTAATGGTGGCAAAATCGAAAATGCATGTAACTGGAGCGCCGAATTGATATGCAGTGGACACTTTAGTGACTTGTGGGAAATTATCCTCTTTTGTATCGGAAAACATATCCATTTGGGAAATCCTAAATTGCCGATTTATATCAATCTACGTTTTCAATCATTCAAAGAAATTGTCCAAAGTGGATACATTGGATCCGAACTACTCATGCGAAATAATGACCAAATTAGAAATCTATTTGCCGAAGTCATCTCCATTTTATGTGTGAGCAACAAAAAACCGGCATTCGAAATCATTAAAATTAAACCCGACGAATTTAATATGACCACCCTTAGCGGTAAACTGAAAGCATCCAATGTACAATACGCCAAATCCGTTTTTCGAGAAAATGACCCCAACGAAATCTACATTTGTATCAACGAATTAGCATTCCAATTAGGCAATACCAGTAAAAATATACTCAAATCATGCTACTGGATAGAATGGTTAATCGAATTCGACGCCATTTGTCGCAAAAAAAAACAAATACTCGCCGGAGAAATGAGAACCTTTCCTAAAATAAATCAAAAATATCAAAACGACGTTATTTGGATCGTATGGGAATTGCTTCTTCATATGGTAAAAGATAATTCCGTTGCTGAAAAAATAATGAACGCTTTACTCGACCTATTTTCAATCAAATACACTTATGCAATCAAAAAGAAACGTAGATATTTACTATACTTTGCGGTTGAACTTGTCACCGAAAATATACCCACCAAAATTGAAATATTAGACGCCAAAGAAAAACCCATCGTAAATAATGTTGTCCAAAAAATAAACATGATTTACAAAAATATAAAGAAAAATGAAGAGAAATCCAACAGCGGATACCTTCTTGAAAATTTACCTACCGAAAAACGCACTAATGCCGAAAAAACAATCGAAAAATTAGGCAAAATGGACGCTATGGCGGGAGCAATGATGCCGCGAATATAAGTAGGGGATTACAGTCCACACCCCCTACTACTTGAAACGGATATGATCCCTACATTTTTGAAACAGGAGGGGGATTATATCCCTAATTTGAAAAGGATATAGTCTAATGCGTAATCCTTCAAGTAGTAGGGGGTGAGGGGGATATTATCCCCCTTAAATTAACATAATATATAATTCAATTGAATTATTTATATATTATGATTTTCTTATTTATTTGATAATTAATAAACTTATGCGGTTACAGCAATCTTAGTTGAAACAATATGACCACCCACAATAGCATGGTTGTATTTACCATTATTGAGTAAGGTGATGGGGACGGCTGTAGGCATAGAAGCAGGGGTTCCAGTAAGACCACGACCTCTCCATCTATCAGTGTCATTATTTGTAGCTTTAATATTGGCGAAAATAGCGTTGGTTACATTAGCACGGTCTAAGACGGTCAAGTCAAGTTCTGATGCGTTGAAATCAACATTTGTTAAATTACATCCAACGAACTTAACATTGTTTAAGTTGATATTTGTGAATTCACAATCTGTGAAATCGACGCCGGCAGCAAGACGTGCCATAGGTAATAAAGTTTTAGTGGTTCCACTGGTACTCTTGTAGTGGATACCTTTACCAACAAGAAGGGTATTACTGTTGACAGTGATAGACTTGTAACCAGCAGGCATCTTAAGTGCGGAAGAAGGAAGGGTAAGGGCGTTGGCGTATGCACCATTAGAAGCATCTTCATCAATTCTACATCCAGCGAATACTGCGTCTTTCAAATCGGCATTAGCGAGTGCGAGAGGGGCAATATCGATATTGCTGAAACTCAAACTGGTATGGTCGACATTTTGACCACCAACCAAACGAGCAGCAGTCATAGTTCCTGTTCCAATACTTTTTTCCAAAACAAACGCATTATTTCTAAGAACTTGTCCGTTACCAATAAATTTAGCAACATTGCTTGCTTTCACACCATCATAATTAGCGGGCATAGTAACGCCTTGTTGTATGGCAGAGTTCATGATATTGAACTTGACTTGAGCCGCAGTAGCAACAGCGAACCCAGTAACTCCATTATTAATACAACCGACGTTGGTGAAATTAGCGTTGTCAAATGTGCATCCAGAGAATGTAACCCAATCGAAATTGGCAGCACCGAAATTGTGAGCAGCGGGAAA